TAGCTAACGGAAATGCAGATACTTCTGATCTCTTTCAATGGCTTCATGAACACCAAAAATAGACTCAAAACAAAAGAAAGCAGTTATCAATACAGGAAATTGTATCAATAACTGCGTTCTAGGTTGGCATCCTACGCCAAAACGAATACAATCCACTCATGGCAGGTGCATGGGTGCAAGAGGGTGCAAAGTTAGAATTGCTGATTTTGTTTCGTGTGGTTAGTTTAGAGTTTCGTATCGCTTGTATGGCTTTCGTGGTGTTCGTTTTGGTTTCGCATCTTTAACTATCATTCATCAATATCCAATTTCAATTTTGGAATTGTACTGGCTCGTAATCTACCAACCTGTTTTTTGGCCAATGGTTTGGCCTCAAGTACGGCAAGCTATCTGCTAACACTTCTAATACGAATTCTTCCATAGTCTGATCTGGATCAAGATCATTGCCAACCATGTCCTCGAGATGAGCGTACTCATCATCTGTTACTCTGATTCTGATCGTTTTCATGAATTTCACCTCAGCCCAACATAATTTTCACTGTTTTATTTCAGTACTTTAAGGGAAATTTTTCCTTTCCCAACTGCCACAGATACCGATCTACATCTTTCAAGCTAAATTCATTCAATCCATAATAATCTCTGAAAGCGATAACGATTGATTTGAACTTACCGTAATCTTTTAAGTCACTCTTAATGAATTTCGAAAAGTGATCTCTTTTTTTAAATTCCATCAGCACCTTATCAACATAACTGTCATAAATGGGATAGAGTAGTGGAAAATGATGACTGCAGTATTTTGTTGCGAATGAGTAAAAGTTGCGTTTTCCTCCGCCCATATCGACTAACGCTATGTCGTTTACTAAGCCCTCATCACCTGCTTGTAGCCTCTCATCTATATCAAGCTCAAGAATATGCTTTGCAACAGGGAAGATCGAGAATATATTCGTACTATAGAAATCATTAAGTGTTGATGCCTTGACCAAGATATCGCTTATGTCAGTGTTGTGAGGATAGGTATCGAAGAATAATTTATCCAAACTCTTTTCCTGCAAAACGTAGTTTTCCAGTGAATCCCATCGATTAAGGTATTCTTTTACGGCATCAACGGTTGGGTGTAGTCCTTCTATCATTAAGATATCCTCCTATTTTATATAATGTCATATTTAGCATACATTGTATTGTTCGTTTAATGGACCGCTAACCTAATACCGAAAATAAAAAGCCCTGAAGTTCTTGTTCAAACAGAGCCTAAACTGCAGGGCTGATTTCAATCATAAATTTTCTTTACGCCATCCAAGAGCACCCAGGATGCAATGCCGTCCGGCCAGCCGAGCAGGACTTTGTCCTTTTCAATCTGTGAGACGGTGTGTGTCCGTTCTTTCACCCAGCCGGGGATAGCCTGTCCCGTGGCGTAGCGGGAAGCAGTGACTTTTACTTTGTCACCAACCTTCAGATACGCTGATACAGGAAGCTTCAGCTTCTGTCCGGCATAGATGACATTCGAGGTCAGGCCATTTAAGAGCTTGATTTCCGGATAGCGACTTCCGTCACCAAGATAAGTTTTAGCAATCTTCCAGAGACTGTCGCCGCTTTTGACGATATGAACCTGCCCAGTTTCAGAAGGCTGCACGGGTTCATCCTTCGGATAAATCTTTGTGCCATTTTCGGCAAAAACACAGTAGCCTTTGTTCTCGTCCGCCTTTTTCTTGGCATTGACGAGTATCTTATATGCACCGATCTGACTTTTCTTATCTGCCCAGGACTTTCGTACCCGGTAGTAACCCTCTGTGAGTTTTGCCGGATAGTCCTCGCTTGGAGCAGGCTTCGGCTTTTCTTCGTTTTCTGCTGTGTTCATCAAGCCTTTTACGTCACGCCTGAAATCATCCATGCTCTTTCCAAAGCGAGAGAACCAGTGTCTTGGATCGCCATGATTGGAAGCAAGCCCGCGCTGATGCCCCTCATAGTGGCCGATGATCACGCCGTCCTTCATGGGATCGAGTTTGTAGAGTTTACAGAGATAAGCGCAAAGTTCCGTCGCTTCTTTCCAGACCGCCTTCAGGTAGCTTTCGTCATTCAGACCATCCTCACAAATTTCAAAGCTGGTGTGGGTGTTGTTGGCCGCTCCCCCAGCATGCCAACCTCGATGATCCCAAGGAAGCGTCTGATAGGTGGCAATAGTTCCGTCCTCGAGCTTCCCGATGAACCCATGCACACAGACCTGCCTGTCCATCGGCTGATTCCAGTGGTTATTGTATTGATTCTTTCCGAGCTTTCCGTCATCGGGGCCGACGTAGCGTTTCAGAAATGGGTTGTTTGCACCCGTCGAGTGCACCATGATGCCCTGCACTTTAATCTTTCGTCCCGCCTTGTAGCAGGCGTTTTCCGTGAAAATCAGTTTATTCAGATTCATCTTCGTCCTCCTCATTAATTGCTTCCAGCATGTTTCTCAGAGCCTTCGGAATCGGCAGCCCCAAATGAGCTGCATTTTCCAGAATAGAAATGCCCTCGTTTGAGAGATAGAAAAAGATGACGGCGGTTCTAATGGCACTGCCATTCTTCAAGACAGCGGTATCAAGAATGTTTCCAATACCGACCAGTGTGAGGATCAAGACCTTTCTTGCGATTCCCTTAAAGCCGACTTTGCTTGAAAGTTGTTTGTCCTCGATGGCGCAAAGCACGCCTGTGATGTAGTCCGTTATGACAAAGGCAATCAGGGCAAAAAGAAAGCCGTCCAGCCCTCCGATAAACCAGCCGACAGCCCCGCCTACAGCAGCAAATGCTGCCTGAACGGTATTCCAGATGTGTTTCATGTTGAAGCCCTCCTTCCAAATAAAAAATGCCTGCACATGGGCAGACACTTTTTTCCGTGATAAATATTTATTTGTTTAGTTTTGCTTCGGCAGCCAATCCCAGAGCCTTAAATCTTCCTGGCCAAGCGACCACATACAGACTCCTCGAAGCTTCCATCGATAGGCTGCTTCGTTCATCCAATAGATGATGCTGTCCACATCCTGGTAGTAGAGGATGGAAAAACCATCCGAGTCGCCAAGGAACAGCCGTGATATCCAGACGTTGATATCTCTCGGGATAATCTTTACCGGATAGTCGTTTCCGCAGGTGAGACTCAAAAGGCCTGAGTGGAAAAACTCATAATCAAGTGATATCTCCTCCGTCCTGGTCTCGTGCTCCTCAATGTCGGAATTGACTGTAAAGACCTGAAACTCCTCGTCCCAGGTGACACCCGTCCTATCGATGCGCCCAAAGCTCGCAACGCTTCCGTCCGGCATTGCCACGTCAAAGCGTTCATAGGGCTCGTAGGTGTAGGCATCACCGACCCGTAGAAGCTGGCAGTGGACGTAACTGTCCGAGCGGATTCCGGTAAAGCCGCCTGTGTCATTAACCGTTGCTGTAAAGCGAAGCGTTCTGGACGAACCGGAATAAACTCGGATCTTATCGCCACGCTTTCGCAGCTCAATCGTGTAGACAGAAGGTGAAGCCCGAATCTCTCCTTCCGGCGTCTTTTCAAAAGAGGTCGCAAAGGAACCTTTAAGGACAGAGCCCTCATAAAGTTCCACGGCCTGTGCTTCATAGTTAAAGCAACAGAAGAGATTACCAAGAAAAATGCCAGCCCTTCCTGTAAAGCTTTCAGGAAAAATCATCTGCGCCCGAAGGTGGAGGTCTGTGAAAGACCCATACTTCAAAGCAAGCCGCCCGTAGCCTTCCAGCTGCGAATAAGGCCGATAGTTTTCTTCCTCGTCCTGCCAGACAGACCACTCGCCATCAAGGGCTGTCCAGTAGGAATCAGGCAACGGCGTGTCATCTCTGAAATCCTCATACCAAATAAGAGCCGAGTCAGCCTTTCGCCTGAGCATCTCGAAGGTCAACTTAAAGCCTTCTCTTGGCCCCACCATCACACCGTTGATATCTTTGAATTTCCTCGGTGAGAGCAGGTAGTCCGCTGCGCCGCAGACCGTACTTTCCGTAAAGCTGCGGCAGACCTTAAAGCCATAGACTTGAACGCCCGGTGCGGATACGGATACCGTAAAGGTGTGCGAGCCAGCCGCAAGCGATGCGCCGCTCCATGCCTTTTTCCAAAAGGTCGTCCGCCAATAAGGCCACCAGAGTCGTTTTTCCTCATAAAGCTTACTTGCGCCGTCGAGCGAAAGATAAAGACTATTTTTATTCCAAAAGGGAAAGCCGATATTCACAGCGATGTCATAGATGCCCGATTCTTCCACCGTAAAGTTATAAGCAGCGCTTCCGCCGTCACCCAGCGTCAACATTTTTTCAGAGACGGAAACCACGCCTGAATAGCTGTCCGGCATGGCATTTCGCTCCACGATGATGCCGTCAAATTCTTTCTTTTGTGTCTTACCGTAGGACGTAAGGTAGCGCCTTCTTTTGTAAACTTCGCTCATCAAAGGATAGGCATATCTTTCAGCATCTTGGCCTTCCATGTAGTCGTAGACATGCGGCAGTGCCCAGGGGACTTTGTTGTAGTCATCCCAGTAGGCAGCGATGGGGATCTGCGGTGATGGAGGGTCGGTATCCTTAAACTGATAAAAACCCGTCATCCAGTTTTTCGCGCCGTAGTAGGTATGGGAAACGCCCCGATAGTAATCGCCTAAGTTTTCCGGCGTGTCATAAATCTGCCAGTTCCAGCCATAGGCGGGAATGCCAAGATAAATTTTACCGGACGGCATCACGGCGGAAGCGTACTCGTAGATGCCCTCCAGCCAGTCACGGGGAGACACGGGTCCCGGAGCAGAACCTGCCCAGGCCATGCCATAGCTCATGATGGATGCCGTATCGCAATAGGGAGCGAGATCAGCATAAACGCACCAGTTCTCGCCGCCGACCGAGCCGTTCACCGAGGTCATGCCGGGAAGGCAAATATTGACCCGTTTGGCAGCATTGTAGCTTTTCACCGTCCGGTAGATGTTTTGAAACATGGCCGTTGACCTCTGCGCTGTGGAATAATCACCTCCGCCTTCGAGGTCAATGTCCACACCGTCACACCATGGATATTTATCCATGATGCGGATAAGCTCAGATAAAAACATATCCTGCGCACCGTTTGTGTTTTCACGGATGGCACGGAAGATAGAGTTATAACCATCGTTAGCAACGGTTAAAAGCCAGCGGATATGCGGCCATTTATTGACATAGGTCATCATGTCGGAGATGGCGACACCCGTCTCATAGATCTCGCCTGTGCCTCTGACCTTAAAAGAAAAAAGACCGATCTGACTGATGCGGTCTCCGTACTTTTGCAGGGCTTCCCACATGCGGGCATTGCCCATGAAGGTCCATACCATGACCTCACGGCCCTTTAAGATATCCATCAAAAATCACCTCCGTCCTCCATTTCCTGCAGAGTAAAAAGAAGTCTTGCCGACTTTTTCTCGCCCACGTCCACGATGTGCTTGGAATCCCAGACGGCGCTGTACTGATAAAAGCCCTCCTTTGTGAAGGGCTGACCGTTTTTTGTTGCGGTTCGGTTAAGCGCATCCACTTCCAGCTCGTCTCCTGCCAAAAGTGCTCCTGGAAAATGTGCCCACTGTCCGCCCACGCCTTGAGCTAAAGTCACGCTTCCTTCTGCGAGGTCGGTCTTCGGATAGAGCTTGATATCAAGTCCCGCCGAGGTCTTGCCAAGGTTAAAAAGAATCAGCGTTTCTCTCCCTCGGACGATAGCGTTATACCAGACCGGCTCACGCACGGCACCGTCCACGCTGTGTTTTTTCAATAAAGTCTCCGTATGTGGCAGAAAGCCTGTCAGTCGGTCGCCTTCCTGGAGCATCAAGTCCGTTAGCCAGACGATGCCTGACATATCTTTTAAGATCGGCTTTATCGTGACCGAAACCACTCGGGACTCGCTTTTTTTATTGACGGTTTCAGAAAGCCTGTAAAATTTCTGCATACGATCACCTAACCGTCAAGCGAAAAGCGGATCTCTGAGGGATGTCCAACCCAGCCGGTAGCGACCGAGCCGCCCTGAAGCAGGAGGTCCGTCACAAGGATTTTCCCCGTGCAGTCAGAGATAAAGACCCGCACCGTGATGGATTTTAGTTTTGAGCGGTAGCCCTTCGGCTGAATGGTATCTTTTGCCGTTCTGAAATAAGCCATAAGCCGCCTCCTTAGTACAGGTCAATAAAGCGCGTTTCCGTGCTGCCATCCTCGTACTCGATGACCACCTCCACGCCGACCTGAGAAACATCTGATAGTTTTTCCAAATTTTCCGAAGCGATGGCAAGAGAGAGCGTGTAGCTCTTTCTGTTGGAAGGATAGACAGTCTGTGCCATCCACTTCGTAAGTCCCGGCGTGCCCTCCGCCTTAAAGGCCGCTGTGCCGGAACCGCCCGTTTCTGCGACCGCTTCAAAGCCGGAGTTCGTCCAGTTTGCCATGCCGTCGTCGGCGCGGGCGTTTTTCAGATGATTGAAGGGCACCATATCGGAGATGTTGCCACCTGAGAAAGCACCTGCGCCCTGCAGCGAATCTGCCACGGTTTCAAGCCGGCTCACAGATGAACCGAGGTTCTTTAAGGTGGTGGATAATTCCAGCACCGTGTTCCAAGGCTCCTGCAAGTTGTACTCCCGACGGACTATCCTTGTTGTGACGCTGAGTCCCAGTTCCTTATCCTCCACCCGCACATAATCGCCAAGCGACCAGGCTTCGTGTTCAAAGCCTGTGAGGACGGATAAGTCCATCGCATTTAAGACATAGGAGACCTTCGGCTTGGCATACTGCGCCAGCCGCATGGCGGTATACTCCTTCATCTGATAGGGGTTCGTAAAGGAGGACAGGTCGAGTGAAGAAATGCGGATGTCATTTGTAAAAGTGAAGTCTTCCAGATAGGGCTTGCCGCCGTTGATATCGGCAAAGGTCAGTCCGTCCTGCCCTGTGGCATAAAGTCTTGTCACCAGGCTTCTCGTGTCCACGACCCGCTTGATGCTTTTCATATTCTTCTTGTAGGCAAATAGCGCGCCTGAGTCTTTGCCGCTCACCGTAAAGAGGTGCACCAGCCGATTCGGGCAGTCAAAGACAAGGTCTCCGCCGTGAAGATCTGCCACCGCCCTCAGCACCGAGAGCGCATTCTTTTCCGTAGAAATCCAAGTGCGTTTTGTCCTGACACACACCGTGCCGACACTCCACTCCGTGCCTTCCAGGGCAAAAGCCATCGCCGCTTCCGGTGTCTCTGCGTCAAAGCTTTTCTCAGGCTTTCTGATGCTGACATTTAAGTCATAAAACTCGGCTTCCGCATAGACTTCCGTCACCGTGCCGCCCTGCATATCTTTAATGTCGCTCACCGTACGGATTTTATAGATATCATCCACGATCTGGATCTTCTTTTCATTCTCCAAAAAGCGGCGCTTGGCATCCCGGAATGGGAGCTTGAAAGAGAGCGTATCTTCGCCGTTGACCTCGCCTGTGACAATGATGTCGTAGGCATTTTCCAGCACCGCTTCCCAGGCGCCGTCTCTGTCCAGGAGCACCGGCCTGGCATAGCCAATTCGCTCATAGGGGGCTTTCGGTATGTCATAGATACGGATATCCACGAGCTTCGGCGTCTTTTTCGGATCACCCGTCGTAAGGGTTAAGCGAAAGCGAATATATGAACTGCTCCCCGTGGGGAGCGAACCGTCCAGCGGGAGTGTTTCCCAAGAGCTCCAGCTAAGACGGTCTTTACTTGTTGCTATCTCTACCTTCGAAATATCAGTCACTCCCGCTTCGTATTCTTTTGTGATAGAAACTCTCCCATTGCCAGAAAGGCTTAAGGGCAGGGCTCTTGTGATCAGCTCGCCGTTTGTAGGAAAATTCCCGTCGACTGCTCTTAGGATGACCTTGTCGGGTTCGGCCGTGGCATCGACCGTGGACGTGTGAATCCCGCCGTTTGCCGAGAGAGAAGAGAGAAAAAAGTCTTCGACATCCGCTATCGCAAGGCTTGAGTTGGTATCCAAAAACCAGTCATCAAAGCCGCCCGCATACCAGTAGCTTCCAGCGTGCATTCCCATAATGATATCCGCCACGGAGCTGCGGTTTAGCTCGTCTGTAAAAGAGTAGACGGGCGAGATCCAGTTTTTGCCATCTGAGCGGTCACCCAGAAAATACTGCGCTGTCTTGTCGTTTGCCCTAATCAGGCAGCAGATAAAGTAGGTGCCGCCGTTTTGCATGGCAAAGGACGGTGACGTTGTCCTGTCCAAAATGAGCGATCCCGCTTCGTTATAGAGCATGATGCGGGGACGTCCTTGAAAGAGCGACAGATAGAAGATCGGCTGACCCGGACCGTACCGGGTATTAAAGAGCGGACAGTAGGTGTTGCCGACGGAGTAAATGGTCGGCATCATCCAGCCGCCGACAGCGATGGTATCGCCTAAGTCCCGAAAGAACGTGCCGTCATTGGCGGCTTTCAGGTAGGTTTTTTCATTAGCGGGATCGTTAAGGTTGATCTTAATTGAGCCACCAAGACCACCGGAAACAAGGCCTGCCGTCACGCCGGTGCGGTTTACAACTTCAAGCTTTCTGTTTTGTCCGGAGCTGTCCGTCAAAAGACCATTTTCATCCCAGGCGTCATCGTTAAAACGCCAGAGCCCGGACATGGCATGCTCTTTCGGAAACTCACCAGTAAAGTCTTCCTGTCTGTTAAGGATTGTTTTAAGTGCCATCTCTACCTCCAGCGACTTTTTGCCTGTATCTTGAGTTCGGTAAATACGGCGTTGCTCGCTTCAATCACGATCTCATTGCCACCGACTCGAAGCTCAGGAAAGTTCAGCTCCTGTAAGAGCGGCAGTCCGTTTCTAAGAATCGTGCCGTTTTGAGCTTTGACATAAGCCGTCATATTCTCTGTATCAATAAAAAGTGTCTCACCGGGTGAAAGACTGGCATTCACCAGCTTCATCTCTGCGCCACTCACAGAGACAGAGATGTAGTTGTTAGGTGTTTTTGTCAGTTCTCCCTGTAAGGCATAGACCGGAGCGGACTCGATATTGCCAAGTAATCTCGTCACGGTATGTGTTCCTGTCTCTGTCAAAACAAAATTCTCATCTTCCACGGCATAGGAAAAGGGATCGGGGCAAAAGAACTTCAGTTCAAAGCGTCCTGCTGCCCGGATGACCCGTTCGCAATCCACCTTGTCTTTCAGCCTTGCCATAAAATAGCGGTCGGGCACTTCGTCAAAGATGAGCTGCTTTAAGCCGTCCAAAGGCGAGAGCCAGAGGGCAATCTGATCGAGTTCAGCTACCAAATTTTCAAAACGAAGCTTCGGAAAGATGGAACAGGACACGCTGATTTCCCGGCTGTCGAGATCCGATCCGAAGTCCGCTGCTCCGTATTTTCCAGGAATGGATGTGCTGTAGTTTCGCAGTGCGCCCGATACCTGCCAGGAGAGAAGTCTCGCCTTGACGCCCATTTCCTGCGAGGATATGTCGTTATAGATAAATCCCATCCGTCTCCTCCTTTAAGCCGGCACAAAGCGGCCCTGCGCTCTGGAACCTGCCTGCATGAGGTCATAAAGTTCCTGCGAGACCCGCCTGATATCATCGTCGCTTCGGACAAACATCTGCTCGATAGTAATTTGGAAAGTCCCTTCTCCGAGGGCAAAGCCTCCTGCCACACTGCTGACGGCCGTTTCGGCATTGACCTTAAAATCAGTAGGAAGGGCTACGCTCATGTCTTCTCCGAGCTGACCCATCACATCGTTGATATCTTTTGCTAAATCCACGCTGGCTTTGACAGCATCGTCGCCTGTATGTTCAATGGCACCAGCCAGACCTTCCACCAGCATTTCGCCGATCCAGGCCATCTCCTTGGAGGGAGAGCTGATGCCAAAGAAGCTCTTGATCCCACCCCAGAGATCGGATGCCCAGCCGGACACCTTATCCCAGATCCAGCCGGCGAGTCCCTTGATACCTTCCCAGAGACCTTTCACGATATTGCCGCCGACTTCGACGATCTTGTACATGAGCGAACCGAAAGCGCTGACAATGCCCGCAATAATCTCCGGCACCGCTTTGACAATCTCCACGATGATGGTCGGGAGGTTTTCAATGAGCGAAACAAAGAGTTCTACTCCAGCCAGAATGATCTTGTCGATGTTTCCGGCAAAGGCATTGACAATGGCAGCGATGATTTCAGGGATTGCTTTCACAATGGTTGTAATGATCTGAGGCAGAGCCTGAATCAAAGCCACGAGCAGTTTTATTCCGGCATCAATCAACTGCGGGATCGAGTCCAGAATCGCCGTGACAATGGAGTCGATAATCTCAGGGATGGCTGCTACAATCTGCGTGATGATCTCAGGGAGCGCTTCCACCAGCGCCGTTAGCAGTGCAATGCCTGTCTCAATTATCTGCGGGATGGCATCCAGGATAAACGTGATAATGGACTCTATAATCTCTGGCAGGGCTTCTAAAAGCACCGGAATGGCGGCGATAAGGCCTTCCGCCAGCCCCATGATGAGCTGGAGCGCCGCATCCAAAAGAAGCGGCATATTGTCCAGAAGACCCTGAATAATCGTCATAATGGCCTGTACGGCGGCAGGGATTAGAGTCGGAAGCGCCAAGCCTATGCCTTCTACCAGAGCCGTTATAAGCTGCATGGCCGCTTCGATTAAAAGCGGCAGGTTTTCAATAAGGGCGGTCACAATCGTCATCAGTGCATCGACCGCCACGGGGATCAGTTCCGGTAAAAGCTCAAGCAAAGTCTCCAGTACCTGCGTAAAGAGAGCGGTCACCGTATCAAGAAGTGTAGGCAAAAGCTCACCGACGGCTTTTAGGATTCCGTCCACAGCCACAGGGAGCGCCTTAACCACATTTTCTAGAACGGGCACGATGTTTTTCACGACCGCACCGAAAGCGTCCACCACATTGGCCGTGAGGTTTTCCATATCGGCATTGGCATTGCCAAGCCCGCCCACAAAGGAGCCGACCGAAGCTTCCAAAAGACCTAATGATCCGGTCACGGTCTCTGTCGCTTCACGGGCGAAGTTTCCCGCATATTGCTCGGTGTTCTCGAAGAACATCTGCATGGCAACTTCGGCCTTTTCTGCCTGTGTAGCGGTCGCCCAAGTAAAGTCCAATCCTTTGGCAAGAGCATAGGCTTCGATGTTCGTAGCGTTCATTGCAACACCAAGGTTATCCATCATCGTAAAGTTGCCCTTGGCCGCTCCTGCCACGGAGTCGAGGGCCATCTGCATATCGATGCCCATGACGGAAGCCATGTCCGCCGCTCTCTGCATGGCTTTTTCAGTCAGTTCCAGACTCTTTTGCTGCTCAATGCCGGAGCCTTGGAAAAGAGCGCCCATCTTGTTGGCCGTCGCTAGATACTGGCTCTGGGAAACGCCCATATTCTTGTAGGCTTCTTCGCCTGTCTTTTGAATGGAAGCGGCGTACTCGCCGAAGACAGCTTCTGAGCCGCCGAGGTTTTGTTCCAGTTCACCAAACTGCTTAACAACTTCTTTACCAAGTTTAATCGCTGCAGCACCTGCCGCCACAGCGACTGTGCCCATGGCGACACCGACACCCTTTAAGACGGAGCCGAGTTTTTTGAACTTGCCTTCCGAGCCTTCCGCAGCCTTACCTGATTCGTCGAGCTTGTCACCCAAGTCGTCCGCACTGTCGGCGGACTCGTCCAGCTCCCGCTCCATATCATTTAAGGCGGCTTCGGCTTCGTTGAGCTTGATGCGCCAGTTATCTGTCCTGCGGTCGTTTTCCCCGAAGGAGTCGGCCGCATTTTCCAGAGCTGCCTGAAGCGTCTTGATCTTGTCCTTTTGTGCGTCGATTTCTTTATTTAAGATTTTCTGTTTGGCGGCAGAGCTTTCCAGCGAGTTGTCGTTCTTGCCAAACTGCGACTCCACCAGCTTCATCTCCGAGCCTAAGACCCGAAACGAGCGGTTGATTTCTGAGAGCGCCTTTTTGAACTCTCGTTCGCCTTCAAGACCAATCTTGAGACCGAAATTATCAGCCATAAAAGGACGTAGAAAAAGATATAATCATCTACGTTCTTTTTATTTGTCCTGAAATACCGATAATCCATAACTCTAAGGAAACGGTCAAACAGACGAAAAGTTGCAAATCAGCTGATTTTATGCTTTTTAGCTGTTTCCTTGATTTTTTTATTCGCTGGTGAAGCCAGCGATACGAAACTATTACTTTCGTGTAGAAAGTTTACTTTAGTTTCGATTATTTGAGTTCGTATCGATCGTTCAAAAGTTTCGTGTAGCTTGTTCAAATATCGATTCCGAATAAAGGGACATTTGCCCGCGCTCACCTTCGTGCCCCATAACGCTTCTGTAATGTCCTCGACACGTCGGACTGATACCCCAGACAAATATATCTCTCTACCAGCACTTCCTCCACGCTTATTTCTGGCTTTTGATAGCGTTGGATGATCGCTGTCTCAAATGTTAACGTCCGAAACTTTGGCACCTTCAGATCTATTTCATCTGCGCGCGTGAGCAATATTCGTTTGTAATGTCCCGCGTGTGTGTCCTTACGTATAGCCGCTCGTTTATAACGCAGTACATTTGTTAATCGAGTAGCTTCTTCGTCCAACAGAGCGTTTAGCTTATCTCCAACAGCTCGACACTTTTACGCACGAGATCACTCAATTCGTCCGTTATTACTCATTCAGTCGTTCAACTGATAATCTTTTCAGACAAGATTCCTGTTCCTCCTTGGTGTCTGATTTTAAAATCTATTTAACCAAGCAAGAAGATGGAAGCATGTCTCCATTCAAATATGCGAAAAATATGATACGTTATCGCCTGAAATGGAGAGTTTGCATTCTGTTCCGTGAGTTGGTAGAGGGTGAAACCCCTCTACCAACTCACGTGGCAGATCCCACAGTCAATTTATGGCTGGGGGATCTAACTGATTCTGCAAAACACTGATAATCCATAGGGTTAGCAAAATGATTAAACGAACGAAAAAGCGCAAGTAAGATGAGTGTCAAATATACCGATATTCTGAAACCAACTACACTGGTCGAAAAGTTCTCAATGAAATGTTGTCGCAAATGAATCTTTTTGCACATCAAAATATTCGATTATTGCACCTTCTCGTAAATTTTCTAACCATTCGTTAAAAAGAAAAGCTTCGATCTCCCTGCCGAGATCTCGAAGAATCTGTTCATCACTATAAGGTGATAACTGTTTTTCCAAGCCATAATGTGAAACAAATCGATCAATCGCATCATAGGGAACTCCATTTTTCAGCAAAATATTTTCAGTAATATGTTTTTTTGTTTTTGAGAAAAGATTCCTTATATAAAGCTTCTCTTTTAACTTATGTTCCCCATACTGTGCAAGGGATTCCTCAAATAAATCTGGTTGGCTTATCTTAAACGTCATCATTATTGTGTCCAATTCCTTATCTGAAATACTTATACCGTATCTTTTTGAACACTGCACAACAAGAATTTCTGAAATAGAATCTTCGATGATTCTATTTCTTGAAATTCCGGCTTCTTTATATTCGTTGTAGACATTTTCTACGTCAGATGAAAATATATAGTATCCGTTGACGCACGCAACTGCATTAGAGAGATTTACATCTTCCTGTCGCAAAATACTCTCCGACGACGAATGGCAGGAACATAATAATATTACTATCATCAAAGAAATGATTGCCGTCACATTGTAATTTTTTACGCATAAAGAAATCCTCGGTGTAAGAGCCATTAGATCACCTTTCCTGTAGAACAAAGATCCCGTTAATACATGTTTTTAGCAGCCTCCCACTGTGTATGATGGGGACTACACAGATGATCGTAATTTGCAACAGGGGCTCCAGCAGCTACAACACAACCGCTATTAGGTGAACAGTGAGTTAAACCATAGCAGTGTGCAACCTCATGTCGAACGGTCATACGATTCTCGATGAAACCATAGCATGTTGCGAGTACATAGGGCTGACCAATAGATTCTACAAGCCCGAAAATAGGCAATCCGTTAACTGTTAAATTTAAATCTGTAAAAGCTATCATGAGCTTTGCCCCGTTTTGAAGTCCCCACTGTATGTGTGCGTCTCTAACCATAGCACTTGGATTTGACGCAGGAACATTGTGATTCCAATACTTTTGTGATACCGAATAAAACTTAATCCCGAATTTTTGTGTAAGCATATCATCGGCAGCTTGAACTATTCTGTTTGCTTCCCACATCCAAGAATTTGGATATTTAGTGCGCCAAGATTTATCACACGGTTCTGTTACAGGCACACTTATTGTAGAAGTGATAGTAATGAGGTCAGAGTCGTCCGTAATAAACCCTATATTGTTGGGGCTGAACCCTGCTAATACGTATTCTTCGTCAATTTCTGACTTTGTCGGTTTTCTGATACCTGCCGAAACGGGGCGCCCTGGACAAAGTACCTCCACATCAGTTTCAGTGGCAAACGCCAATAGTGAATGGCTCAACACCATGATCATCACTAACAGCAGACAAATACGCTTTTTCATTTTCGTTACCTCCTCATAATGTAAACAACTCCGGTGTCAATAGGTGACACCAATGCCCTAATCTAACAATTTCCTTAACAATGAGATTGCCTCTGTCTCATCCATGTCCTGCATGGTGATATAAACACTGCAGTCACCGGTCGTAAAAGCGGCATAGCGACGATTTTGATCCGATTGGGCTAACAGGATTTTTTTGCCGTCTATCATTGACTCATGCCAGTTCGCGAGAGATTCGCATATAAAGTAAGAGGATTCAGTATTGAGACGCTGTTTGTCAACGAACATGTACCAAAAAGATTTGCCTTTGTTCGATTGACTAACATGACCGCAGAGAAGATCGTCTGTATGTACCGCGCCTTCCTCACCCTTTTCGATCTTATAAACGAGGTGGAAAGCGAGATTTGCAGCTTCCGGAAGGGAAACATTATACTCTTCCTGCCATCTGCTTTTGGAAACCTCACGAAAGTCACCAGCAAGACGAAGTTCACTACTGTCAGTGACATTGTTCCATAGGATGTAGTAACCGGATTTGTCAGTCGATCGGCTGTTCGACGTGCCGGAGGTGTGTTCCTTGCTCATCCCAGCCGCTGTTAAACCGACCTTCGATTCGTTTTGCGAGATATTCTGTCGGTTTTGCCTGATGAAGATGGCGACGGTGAAAGAAACCGTTAATAAGATACAGGCGGCTGCAACACTTATTTTCCCCCACGGCACCACCTTTGTTTCTCCCCGATAAAACACAGCTTCCGTGATATATCGGCTGTCAATAACACCCATCGCATCGGAAAAAGTCCTTGAGTTCATATCGATACCTCCCTGTCTTTTAAAAACTCTCTCAGCTTATGTCGGATACGGGTTAGGCGAACAGAAACTATTTTTTCTGAAAGCCCCACTTGTTCTGCGATGACTTTGTAAGGGTCAGAGAACCAATAGCGACGCAAAAAAATCACGCGATTTTCTTTCGTCAAACTATCGAGAAATTCCTCGATCATCTTTCGCAGTTCTCGGACATCAACTTCATCCTCAGTTGTGTTCGGTGTTGCGATAAACGGCTCGAGTTCATGAATCGATAGAGTGTAGGCACTGTGCCGCTTTTGTGCGTTGTTCACCCAATATTTCTTTAATGAAAGATTTCTGACAATTTTGAGAACAAACGTCAACAGCGGGTTTGGTTGAGCTGGCGGTATGGCGTTCCATACGCCTAAATAAGCATCATTGACGCATTCTTCCGCATCCTGTCGATTGTTCAGAATGTTATACGAGAGCTTAAAACAGACCTTTCCATATTTTGCCTCCAGTTCTCGTATCGCCTGTTCCGAGCGATCAAAAAACAATTTGATGATTTTGTCATCCCGCATGACCATTTTGCACTCGTTTCCAGCTTACTTCTCGCATCACTTATTGTTCACGCATCCACACCAATCTCTTACATCATTATTCTGCATAGATATCCTGTTTCACTGTTCTGTTTCAATATCCGTTGCTACAACTTTACTACTCACTTATATACTACGGTTTTGCTCCGAAACACTACATGAAAATCACTGGACGATTCGAAATGTCTTGGACGAGACCAATCAAAATGGACTTCGATTGCATTTTTGCGGTGTCATTATTTGCACCCCGATGCATCCAAGGTATACTTTTGGGTGGATTGTATCTGTTTCGTCGTTTGATGCCATAAAGCCACCTCCTTCCTGTTAAGTGTCAAAGGGAATTACCTCATCGATGGAAAGCTCCAGCTTCGGTTTGGCCATGCCTTCGTACTGCCTGTGGCATTCGATGAGATCTAAAAGTAAAGAAAACGGCATGAGCCACACTTCATCCTGACTGAGGTGAAGGCGGCTCAGGCCGTAATATAAAAGGCGGGTAAATAACGCCTGGTCACTTACCCGGCCGGCGCGTTTTTTGAGTCGGGCTCACTTTCCACGTTTCGCTTTGTGCCCTTGAACAGGGCATCGGTAATGGCATCTTTGTAGCCTGCAAGGTCAAGCGGAGAAGTCAACAGTTCCACTTCCTCCTCGGTTAAAAGATCTTTCGGTTCCTCTTTGTGTTTCAGGTTGTAGATCAGGATCGACTGATTGGCCAGAAGCGTAATCAGCCAGACGATCTCACCTATGGCCATCTCAAAATTCTCCGTTTTCATGAGCTTCTCGCCGAGGTTTTCAAGGCCGCCGTAGCGTCCGGCAATTTCTTTGGTCGCACGGGTCGTGAGAAGAAGCTCATAGTCCTTATCGCCGACCTTAATGGTTGTCGTATACTCGTCGTACATAGCGCTCCTCCTTAAGGCACAACCGGTGTATAGTTCGGTTCATAGACCGCTTCATACCAGCCGCTGATAGTTTCCTGGGAGACTCCCTGTGCGCCTTCCGTGACCTCCGCTTTCCAGGGATGACGGCCTTCCGTATCCGCCTTGTTGCGTCTTAAAATCGTGCCCTCAATGGTCGGGGTGGAAAAGGTGATCGAGTCGCCCTTGGTCTCAAGGTTAGTCGCCGGAATACCGAACTTCACTCGGTAGAGCCAGAAGTAGCGGTACTTGCCGTTGGACTTCTTTGCCCGAAAGCCCACCGCCACCGGATCACCACCGTCCTCTGATGAGGAGATCAGCACCTTGTTGGCATCAATCACCGCGCCTGTGAGTCCGGACGCCGTTTCCGCACCGATGTCATCTACACCGAGTGAGAGCGTGCCGGACTTAAATTCTTTTACAATCTCTGATGCACCGTCATCGGCATACAGGATCGCTTCAGCCAGTTCTACGGAAAGTTCCGCCGAGATCGCCTTGGCGAGCTGTTTCGGTACATCGTAAGTTTCGTCACCGTTTTCTGCTTCGGTGATTTTTGCGTAGTAGAGTTTATCGAGGCCTATCGTAGCCATAAATCATTCCTCCAATCGGACGTATTCTTTTGCCGCGTCCAGGCTGTAGTGGTAATAGCCCGTCTCATCGTCCACACCTAAAAAGCGGCGCTCCGTGATGATGAAGTCCCGCTCCAAAAGTGCATCGGTGAGACGGCGTTTCCACGCTAAATAGTTATCCTTCGTAAAAAGCGAGAGACGGATTTCCTCTGTCTCCATCTGTGGTTTGTTGTCGGCAAAGAGCGTGAGGTCATCAAAGAGCGGCGTGAAGACAAGGTAGGTCGATGGCGCTTTGCCATGGAAGGAAATCGTGCCGGAAGGAAGCCCTAAAGAACCCGCCATCTCTTTTAATTCTGCAAGCGCTGTCATAGGTCAAGCTCCCGTTTCAGGACATCTTCCATGCGGGAGATCGCCTTTTTTCTGGCCTTCCGTCTGGCGGGCTTCATCCAGGGCTTGGCAGGCTGACCTGCTTTCCCGTATTCCAGCACCTGTGCCTTCAAGGCATCCGGTACGCCCTTCTTGTCCCTCGAATCTCCCACGCCGACCCTGATATTCCATTCGCCCTTCCGATCCTGCAGAGCAGGTGTGATGCCGAGACTTTTCTCCAAAGCCCCCGTCGAGCGGGATTTCACCTTCGTGTTTTTCCCGATGACATTTCTGAGATTGTCTTTCATCTGAGAGAGCACTACTTCGCCGCCAGCTTCTAGAACCTTGGGAGCTGCGCTGTCAAACTTATCGCCGAGCTTTGAGAGCTTATCCATAAACTCATCCGGCAGTTTCATTTCACACCGTGCCATCTTGAACAACCCCCTCCGTATCAACCTTCTCTGCGAGGATTTCCCAATACAGTCCTTTATGCCGGATGTCCTCAACCGAGAGAATGTTGTACCTGCCGTCTTCTGTCACAACCACACAGCGGGTATCGAGCTTGATGCCCGCTATCACCCGGATGCGAAAGAGCGTGGTCGCCTTAAAAAAAAGACTGCGGTTCTTCCACGCTTCACTCCCGTAGCGGTCTTCACGGTAGGCTCTGACGCTTGCCAGAAGTTCGTCCCGTTCAGTGGGAAAACCCTCGCTGTCCGTCCCACTCTCCACCCGGAAAAGCTCAATAAAGTGCTGCAGTTTGATGCTCATAAGATCACCTCCCGGTCGCCCTGGAGGAGAAGCTTCACCGTCTCCCAGACCTGCTTTGCAGCTTCCGGAGAATCGGCGAAAAAGCCGGCTGTCGATCCGTCCCTGCTCTCATAAAAGAAGGTCGCCAGAACGATGACAGCCTGTTTGGTACTGTCGGTCATTTCATTGGTTTGGTAGTAATCGGGTCCCTTTTTCTGATAGCCCTCCGCATAGGAAACGGCGGAGGACAGGCAGCGGAGCAGAAGGGCATCGTCCGCATCATGCTCCACTGCCAGATTCTCTTTTAAGGGAACCAGCAAATCCTCCGCCTTCATCCCTCAAACCTCCTGTCTTAGGCTCCGGCTTTCATCTGCAAGAGCTTCACGGCTTCAGGCAAAATGAGCTTACCGTCCACACGCTGGGTCGCTCTGAAGCCGACCTGTCCGGTAGCGGCAAAGAGCTCATTTAAGCGCTGGAAAGACCTGCCCTGACGATCGGCAATCCAGTAATAGGAAAAGTCACCGAAGGCAACGGTAAAAGCACCGGCCTCCGCCAGCGGCACAAAGCTTGACGTGTAGACCGGGCGGTTCAGGATGGTATCAGGCGTGCCTGCGGTTAAGGAAGGCTGCCAGAGATACTGACCCGTCTGATCCTTGAGTTTGCGGATAAGCTTCACGGTAGTATCGTTCATGATGAAGACGGCCTTCTTGCGGTAAGGCGCTCTCAGTGAATAGAAAAGGTCAATCAGTTCATCTGCTGTAAGCTCGGCCTCTGCTGCGGCTGTCACGCCCAATTCGCCGCCGCCCGTGGTATGGAAGACGCCCGTCGGCTTTCCGGTGCCGTCTCCCACGAGGAAGGCTTCCTCCTCCTTGGAGCCCATCCTGCGTCCGAACTCTTTAGCAATATAGCTTTCGAGGTCAAAGACGGAGTCATTCAATAGCTCCTCCGAGACCTTGAGCATGGTGGCAAGCTTATAGGCTCCGATCGAAACCTGCCCGAAGGCGGGATCTGATTCTGGGATCGCCGCTTCTTCATCGACCCAGCTTGCCGTGCCCTTGGTCGCTACTACGGGGATCTTGCGGTCACCGGACGAGGTTTGAATGACGTGGGCAAGCTGCCTGAAGATATTTTCTTCTTCGAGGGCTTCCACCAGCGTCTGCTCGAACTCATCCGGGGCAAGGTAGCCGCCTTCGGAATCCGTACCGACCTGAAGGGCATTCGTGATGACAGCGTTCTTCTTTCGCATAACGTTCCAGAAATCACGGCTGTACTCTTTGCTGCCACGGCCGGTCTTGTCCTCCATATCCTTCATCGGGTCTGTGACCGTGGGACGACTGGTCGCCTGCGAGAGCTTCATATCCATATCCCGCTGACGCTCCAGACGGTCGATTTCTTTTCCGAGATCAACGACTTCCTGTTCCATTTTTTCATAGGCGGCAGTGTCCTCAGCCGAAACTAGGCCGTCCTCTCTGCGCTTTTCTTCCAGATAGGTCTTAGCCTGGTTCCAGACTTCATGGCGTTTGTTTCTCAGTTCCTGCAGTTTGTTCATCGTTAATAGCCTCCTTCATGGCCTAATAATTCGAGCCGTTTCTTAAGCTCGTAATAGGATGTGCCCTGCTCCATCGGCATAGGCACCTTCGGATAAACCTTGTTTAAGACAGCGGTTGCCGTCCGTCTTGCGGCAAAGCCGACACTTGCTTCACCGAGGTCGGGATCATCCCATTCGGAAAAAAGCAGAGCGTCGCAAAAGCCGAGTTCTTTCGCTTTCCTGGCATTCATCCAGGTCTCGTCATCCATCAGTCTTGAGATTTTGTTTCGGGATAGTCCAGTTTTTAATTCATAGGCGTTGATGATGGAAGCCTTGACCTCGTCAAGGACATCTAAGGCTTTTTCCATCTCGTCCTTCCAGCCGAAAGCGAGCGTCATGGGGTTATGGATCATCATCATGGACGAAGGGCTCATCAGAACTTCGCCTCCCGCCATTGCGATAACGGAAGCGGCGGAAGCCGCAAGCCCGTCTATCTTCACGGTGACTTTGCCCTTGTGATCCATCAGCATGGTGTAGATCTGGGATGCTGCAAAGACATCGCCGCCGGGACTGTTAATCCAGACAGTCAGGTCGCCCGGATGGCTGTTTAGTTCGCTAAGAAAAAGAGCCGGTGTGACTTCATCGCCAAACCAGCTCTCTTCTGCAATGGGACCGTCCAATCTGAGGACGGTTTCTTCGTCCGGAAGATCGTTTAGAAACTTCCAGAATTTTTTATTCTTCACTTTCTTTCACCCCCTGGCCGGCGAATAACCCGGCGTCTTTGAGTTTTGTCATGTTGCCGTTGATTAAGTACAAATTGCCTCCTTCCTCATCCGGGATGAGATTCATATTTTCCAAACGCCGGATATCGTTGGCGCTCATCCAGCCGTTTTGCCTTGCCGTGGCATAGCCCTGCATCCTGCTCTCGTAGTCGCCCCTCAAAAGCCCGTCCACATTGAACTCCACAAAATACCGGGTCTGTTCTTCCGGATAGAGCAGAGCTTTGTCCATCGCCTGTTCCAGACGCACGAGCCAGGGCCTTATCGTATGAACGACAAAGCTGATGCTTTGATGTTCAATATTGGAAAAGGTCGCCTTGTCGAGGTCTGCCACCAGATGGGGCGGTACACGGTAGATGCGGCAGATTTCTTCCGTCTGATACTTTCTCGTCTCCAAAAACTGGGCTTCATTCGGCGGGATGCCGATCTGCTTATAGGTCATGCCTTCTTCCAAAACAGCGACCCGGTTGGCATTGCCCGAACCTTTGAAAAGCTCCTCCCAGCTTTCTCTGACCTTGGACGGGTCTTTTAAGGTGCCGGGGTGTTCCAATATTCCGCCCGGTGCTGCACCGTTTGAAAAGAAGGACGAGCCAAATTCCTCGGTGGCCATGGCCATCCCGATGGCGTTTCTGGCCATCGCAATCGGTGAATAACCGACAAGGCCGTCAAAGCCAAGCCCAGGTATATGGAGAATCTCCTCCTGACGGAAAGCAATCTGCTTCATGCCGCTTTGATAAAGGTAGATGAGGTTTTTGTCCTCATCCCTTGCAACCTGCATCCTGTCCGGAAGAAGCGGATAAATTCCTACGATCTCACCGTGACCGTTCCTTAAAATCTGAGCATAGGCGTTTCCCCATAAAAGAAGATGCGTCATAAGGGTTTCCCGAAAGATGAAGCTCGTCATCTCGGGGTTCGGTGCATTATGGAGGAGCGTATAGAGAGGGTGACTAGGATCACGCTTCTTGCCCTCATCCACATAGCGGTAGAGGTGCAAAGGGAGACTGGCAATCGTCTCGGCGATAACACGCACACAGGCATACACCGCTGCTGACTGCATGGCCGTCTTTTCCGTCACCTGCTTGCCACTTGATGTCGGGGCAAAGAAAAACCGAGGCGTGCTCGGTTTCGTAAGCTCCGGCTTGTCCCGGCTCCTGAATAGATTTTTAAAGATTCCCAGAAGGCATCACCTCAACTTTCTAAAAGAGTAAAAGTCCGCGCTCATCATAGACAGAGCTTTCCTTGTCACCAGCCTGACCCCGAATCGCCCGGTCAAGTGCCATGATGAGCGCCACTGCACCGTCGATGCGTTCGGTCGATTTTTCCTTGTCAGGCTTGATGTTTCCGGCAGGATCGGTGCGGATAAAGATATTGTCGGCGCACCAGCGCAATACCGGATGTCCGCCGTGGCGGAGTTTTCCTTCCAGCACCAGCTTCATCAGTTCCTTGGAAGGCGGACTCATATCCTTGTAGCCTTGACCGAAAGGAACGACCGTGAAGCCGAGGTCATCTAAGTTCTGACTCATCTGCACAGCACCCCAGCGGTCAAAGGCGATTTCCTTGATGTTATATCTTTCGCCCAACTCCTCAATAAAGCTTTCGATAAAGCCGTAGTGGACGACATTTCCCTCCGTTGTGAGGATTTGTCCTTCCTTCGCCCAGAGGTCATAAGGCACATGGTCTCGGTTTACCCGCAGTGGGATATTGTCCTCCGGCATCCAGAAAAAGGGCAGCACATCGAACGAGCCATCCTCGGTATCAGGCGGAAAGACCAGCACAAAAGCTGTAAGGTCGGTGGTGCTGGAAAGATCTAGCCCGCCGTAGCAGATACGCCCTTCCAGGGCTTCCAGGTCAACAGCAAGGGAGCATTTATCCCAGGCTTCCATTGGCATCCAGCGCACCGACTGTTTGACCCACTGATTGAGTCTGAGTTGTCTGAAGGTGTTTTCTTCAGCAGGGTTCTGCTTGGCTGATTCACAGGCAATGTGTAGTTTTTCAATATCGACCGTGACGCCAAGCGAAGGGTTTGCTTTCTTCCAGACATCGGGATCTGTCCAGTCCTCATCGTCTTCTGCGCCGTAGATCACCGGGTAAAAACTCGGGTCACGTTTTCTGCCGTGCAGGATGTCATCCGCTTTTTGATGGACCTCCCAGCAGATGGAGTGCCGATCGGTTCCGGCGGTCGTGATAAGAAAGAACAAAGGCTGTTTTCTCGCATCACCTGAACCCTTGGTCATCACATCGTAGAGTTTGCGGTTCGGCTGAGCGTGAAGCTCATCGAAGACCACGCCGTGAACATTCAGGCCATGTTTTGAGTACGCTTCCGAGGACAAGACCTGATAGAAACTGTGAAGTGGTTTATAGATAAGTCTTTTCTGAGAAAGCCGAGGTTTAATCCTGGCCTTTAATGCTGGGTTTTGCTCCACCATATGGACAGCCACATCAAAGACGATGGAAGCCTGCTGGCGGTCAGCGGCACAGCCATAGATCTCGCCGCCTTTTTCAAAGTCACCGCAGGTGAGGTAGAGAGCAATCGCCGCGGCCAGTTCGGACTTGCCCTGCTTCTTCGGAATCTCGATATAGGCGGTGTTGAACTGGCGGTAGCCGTTCGGTTTTAGGATGCCGAAGAGGTCACGCACAATCTGCTCCTGCCAGTCGATCAGGTGAAAGGATTTGCCCGCCCATTCACCCTTGGTATGTTTCAGCAAGCTGATAAAAGCAACCGCCCTATCTGCCGAAGCTTTGTCATAGCGGGAAGTCGGCAGCATGAAGCGAGTCGGTTTATAAATTTCCAGTTGTCTCACACTTCCTCCTTCCCATAAAAAAACGACCCCCTAAGGCCGCACTACGAGCAAAAGCCCCTAAGGGCTGATGCTTCTAATTGATCATAGGTTTAGTTGTATTCGTGAAGCAGGATCGCAAGTGCCTTTTCTGCATCCTCTGAGCTTGGTCTGATATCCCAGCCCCGGTCAAAATTGCAGACGACCTCGCCGTCAATTTTAAGCATGAGTTTGGAAATCCTGCCCTTATCAATCCCGTACACGCTGGGCTTATCAAAATGCTTGAGCCAATATTTGCAGGCGGTGTAGCCGCCGTCTTCTTTCGGTATGCCGATAGTTCCTTTTTTCCACATGGCCTAATCCTCCGTCTTTCCCGTCAAAATGAAGCGGACATAGGCTTTGGGATCGTCCTCCAGAAAGCAGACCAGTTCAAAGTAGTCCCGCTCAAAGGCCAGCCGCTGAACAGTATTGATATCAAACATATTTGTCAGGCCCGTATCCCGGATAGCGAGGATTTGCTCTCTGATGGTCTCATTCATGGCTGATCCTCCGTACCTGGTCTTCACCATAGGCAACGTTCAGGCTTGACCCATCATCCCAGCGGACCATGATCGAACCGATGTCATCAATACCGATCACCGTGCCTTTTGTGCCGATGGGTGGAGCGAAGGGGTCATCCATTTTCAAAAGTTCAATGCGGCATCCTGCAGAATATTCTTTTCTTAAGGCTTCAAGCCTTGCTTGGCTAATTTCTCTCATCACTTTGCCTCCTTCGGGTTTCGGAAAGCAGAGGAACCTTCGAGGTTTTTCAGGAGCAGCTTTCTTGCTTCCTTGAACTCGTCGCCAATGTAGCCAAGGCGCAGGAGAAAACAGCGGAAGGTATACTTCTCATTGTCCGTTTTGGTTTCTTTCTCAAGAACTCTGGTCTGCGCTCCGGCGCTGGCAACGAGCAGGCTGATGAACTCGGTGTAGATTCTCGCTTCATCGGCTGTGAGGAGCCTGTCAAACCAGGGAAAGTTGACTACCCCGATGTCATGCTCCACGAGGATGCGGTCTGCGCCCAGCGCCTTTTTGATGAGGCTGCCCTTGGAGCGAAGGATCAGGTCCAGCTTTTCAAGCGTCTCGGTGGAAATCTTGTCATCCGGAAAGCTGATGGTAAAGCTGTCGGTCAAGGGAAAACCCACCGCTTCCAGCTTTGCGGTCAGCTCATGGATTTGGCTTTCGCTGAGTGCTTTATCCCAGAAGACCGTGCCGTCACGCTCTACCGTTGTCTCGCCGATTTGGTAGGCGCAGGTCGGAACGCCCTGGTATTTCGCTTTTGTTTCGAGAAGGTCAGCCAGAGTCTCGGCCAGTTCTTTTCGTGATCTCTCTTTGATCGAAAACTTGGTCATCTCGTTTACCTCCCTCTTTCCAAGTCTTGGAACTCGTCCCAGGTAATCAGGCCGTCATCGTAGAGGTCGTAGTTGGCGTTTCCCCGGTAGTGTGCCCGCTCTTTTTCCTTGGTCTCTTTGGCGAGCTTCCGGTACTCGTTCCAGCCGATTTTACCTTCGTCGTAGAGCTTTCTTTCAGGAAATCTCCGGTAAAAGGCATCTTGTTTTACCCGGCGGTTCTTTGTTACTTCAAGGAAACTTTGTCGTTTTAGTTCTTTGTTTGTCATGGTCTTTTCCTCCTTGTTCTTGTACGTACATGTTCGCTCTAAAAGGAAGGAAAGCCAAGTCCTAAAAGCCTTTATTATCAGGCATTTCAGCTTATTTACCCGACAAATTTACAGCTCAAAATTGGTTATCATTCAACAGTTTTGACAAGCTTTTCGTAGGCGGTTTTTTTACCGTCACGCAGGACAAAAACGTCATTGGAAACACCGTTTTTGTATTTCACATAGCGCCGGAGAATGACGGATGCATACTTGTCATCAAGCTCCGCCATATAGCAGATACGGTCAGTTTGCTCACAGGCGATGAGAGTAGAGCCGCTCCCGCCGAATAAATCCAGCACGATGGCGTTTGCCTGACTCGAATTTTGAATCGGGTAAGACAAGAGGTCAATCGGCTTGGAGGTCGGATGGTTCTCATTTCGCTTTGGCTTGTCAAAATGCCAGACCGTGGTTTCCGCCCGCCCTGAATACCAGCGGTGCTTACCTTTTTTCGTCCAGCCAAACAGGATCGGCTCATGCGACCACTGATAGGGCGACCTGCCCAGAACAAGTGAGTCCTTCGCCCAGATGCAAACACCCGACAAATGAAAGCCCGCTTCTTCAAAGGCTTTTCTAAAAACAAGCCCCTCCGTATCCGCATGAAAGACATAGGCGGATGCACCGGGTTCACAGGCAGTGATCATATTCTTGAATGATGAGAGCAGGAACTTGAAAAATTCCTCGGGTTTTAAATTATCGTTTTGAATGGAAAGTCCTGATGAACTCTTGTAACTCACAGCATAAGGCGGATCGGTCAGAATGAGATTGGCCTTTTTGCCGTCCATCAGTTTTTCCACGTCTTCCTTTTTTGTTGCATCTCCGCAGATCAAGCGGTGACGGCCAACTATCCAGATATCGCCCGGCTTCACAAAGCTTGCTTCTTCCAGGGCAGCGGTGAGGTCAAAGTCATCCTCCTCAGTTTCCAGACTACCTAAGAGTTTTTTTAGTTCGCTGTCGGTAAATCCCAGAAGATCAAGGTTAAAGTCAACCCCTTCCAGATCGGATAGTTCAACAGAAAGCATCTCCTCATCCCAGCCCGCATTCATAGCGAGACGGTTATCGGCAATGATATAGGCCCGCTTCTGCGCTTCAGTCAGGTGTTCCACGAAAACACAGGGCAGCTCCGTCAAGCCTTCCTCTTTGGCGGCAAGGATTCTGCCGTGCCCGGCAATGACGTTATAGTCCTTGTCAATCAGGCAGGGATTTAAGAAGCCGAACTCCCGGATGGAAGACCTGAGCTGCAGGATCTGTTCTTTGGAGTGGGTTCTAGCGTTTCTCGCATAGGGTACGAGCTTATCAATGGGGACTTTCTCAAATTTACTCGTCATCTGCATGGAGTCCGCCCCCTTTTCTTAAAAGCAGCCCTGCAAGACTGTTCTCCCAGGGTTCAAAAGTATTGCCAAAGTGCCCTTTAATCGCAAGGTCTGCATAGCCACCCCGGCGAAGCCGCAGATACTGAATCATGGGCAGGACAGACAAAGGGAAAAGCGTCTCACAGCGTTCCTTGATTTCCTCAAGATCACGGGTTTCCGTACCGAAGCAGTCGATGTCCCAAAACAGAGGATCGGGCTTTCCTATGGCATAAGCGATGGAGACTTCGCATTCTTTGGCAAAGCCGGCAGAGATGATGCTTCTGGCGATGAGCCTTGCCATGTAGGCCGCCGAGCGGTCCACCTTGGTCGGGTCTTTGCCCGAAAAGGCTCCGCCACCATGGCGGGCAAGGCCGGCATAAGTATCAACAGCCAGCTTTCTGCCTGTAAGCCCTGTATCCGCTTCTGGCCCTCCGAGGACGAAGCGTCCGGTCGGATTGATGTAGATATCTTCTTCCAAATAGGGCAATCTTCTGTCAAGCACGGGGCGGATCACCTCCGCCAAAATAGCTTGTCTGAGTTCTTTCACGTTAAGCTTTTCATCATGCTGGGTGGAGAGCACCACCGACTGCACACGGCTGGCTCCGCCGTCTTCATACTCCAGAACAACCAGGCACTTGCCGTCGGGCTTAAGACCTTTGACAATACCTTCTTCCCAGACTTCCTCGAGTTTTCTAGTGAGCTTTCGTGCCAGCACCTGAGCAAGCGGCAGGTACTCCGGCGTTTCATCCGTCGCATAGCCGTAAACAATACCCTGATCGCCAGCACCGATAAGGTCACCCTGATTGACACCTTGTGCAATGTCAGGACTTTGCTTATGGATTTTGATCTTAATCCGAAAACGGAAAGGGTCGTAGCCAATATCCGACAGAGCAAAGCGTGCGATCTGTTTCACATTCACCTTTGCGGTGCTCGTCACTTCGCCCGCAATCAGAATGAGACCCTTGGTCGCCATCACTTCCACGGCAACACGGGCATTCTTATCGTCTCTCAGATATCGATCCAATATTCGGTCGGCGATATAGTCGCAGAGCTTGTCCGGATGACCCTTGGTCACGGATTCGGCGGCTTTATAATGTTTCATTTCCATTCCTCCTCAGCACGTAATAATTCTCGGGCAACCGCTTCCGCCACCGTGATGGTGACGGCGTTGCCCGCTTGTTTGTAGAGTTGCGACTCGGAACAGACTCCTGCCGCTTTTTCATAAAGATCATCGGGAAAACCCTGAAGCCTAAAGCACTCACGGGGAGTTAAACGTCTGATGGCATAGTGTTTGCCGTCGGAAAGCATCACGCCGTGCCTATCCTGACCTGTAAGGGTATAGGAGGGCTCACCGTCCTCTTTGAAGCGGCGACAGGTGGGGTTTCTTGCCTTATCCCGCCCTGGCGTAAAAACAGCTCTCGCTTCCAAAACACCTGTCCGCATCCCCTTGTTGTCGAGCCCGTGCCCGTAGGTGGCGACGATGCAGGTGGACTGATCACGTGTTTTGACTTTGTCTTTATGGACCGTCATGCCTTCCTGCGAAATCAAATAGAGCCCGGTTTTTGCACCGAGCCCTCCTGCAGACGATTGAAGTGTGACGGATGTGCCACCCGGATCATAGACCCGATAGCCTTGGCTGCCATCTACAAGCCTTTTAAGAGTTTTGCCGTTTTCTCCCGTGAAAGGTAGTATTTCGCATCGGCCTCGGCTTCTAAGATGTCCAATAAGGAAAACCCGTTCTCTTGACTGGGGCACGCCATAGTCTTTGGAGTTGAGCACCTGCCAGAAGACATCGTACCCTGCTTCGTCCATTTCAAGGAGAACTCGGGCAAAGTCCCATCCGCTATGAATGCCCAGCAGGTTTTTAACGTTTTCAGCGACAAGCCATCGGGGTTTATCGCTTTCCTTCTTGCCTTTGACGAGGTCAAGGACTGTAAAATAAAGTCCAGATCGCTGTGCACAAAGTCCTCTTTGATATCCTGCAACAGAGATGTCCTGGCAGGGAAAGCCGAAGGTCCAGCAGTCGGCAACGGGGATATCTTCTGATTTAATTTTTCGGATGTCTTCACCAAACCACTCTCCCTTCGTGTCAAACATAGCTTCATAAGAACTTCTTGCAAATTTGTCGTTTTCACAGCTTCCGACGCATGTCCAGCCGGCTCGTTCAAAGCCGAGCCTGAAGCCGCCAATGCCGGAAAACAAATCAATAAATGTGTGTGTCATCGCTCGCCCTCCTCTGTCCGAAGAAGGCGCTCCATCATGTCGTCCTGGGGACTGCCGATAAAGGCGGTCGTCGTGTTCTGCTTAACGATGTCGAAAATCTCATACCAGATGAGATTGGACTGCTTTTGAAAAGACTGGCTCATGGAGACAAAGGGGCTGGCAATTGCCCCGCCTGTGGTCGGGTGCTTACCTAAAAGACCGTAGGTACTGATGGCCTGTTCACACTGGATATAGCGGGCAAAAGCCTGTGAGTAGGATTCCAAGAGTCTTGGGTTCACGAGCTTCTCACAGCGCCTGTCTTTCAGCCATTTCCAGGTCTCGGCATAGATTTCATCCGCACCAAGAGGTTTGCCGTCCTTTTGTCTGGCGGAGAGGTAGTCCGAAGGACTCGGCATCTCTTCGCCGAAAAGATCAGACACATCATCCGGCTCATCCGGAGCAAAGAGTGCTTCCGGGTCAAAGTCATAGGTTTCTAGTATTTTTGCTTCTTTTCCGGCGGCGATTTTATCGGCGAGTGCATCCGGCTTGCTGCCGGCTTTCACTCGTCTGCCACCGCGGTATGTTCCGTCTTTTGCCACAAAAGCACCTCCTTTCCGGCTGCTAGGGGTTAATCCCCCCTTTGAATTGAAGTTTTTTCGTGCGTGACCCACCGCCCGTTGATCGCTTAAGGTGCGGTAGAGATTGACACCCCCCTGGGGGAGGTGCGAAAGCTTCAAAGCGAACGCAGAAGAAATTGATTAGCACAGGTGTTTAGCCCCAGCGTCCGCCCTCTTTGGCAGTTATTCTCGAGTGACAGGACTTGCAGAGCGCCATCAGGTTCTCGTAGTCATGCGTTCCGCCTTCAGACAGCGGCTTGATGTGATGAACTTCTTCGGCGGGCGTATACCTGCCTTGCTCCCTGCACAGTTCGCAGAGTGGATGTGCTGTAAGGAAAACCTTTCTGATCTTTCGCCAGCGTCTGCCATAGCGTTTCGCTGTTTTGGGGTCACGCTGGTGGCGGTTGTAATGGCGGTCAACTTTTCTTTTGTGTTTCTCACAGTACCTGCCCTCCACCAGCTCGGGACAGCCGGGGAAGGAACAAGGCCGCTTGGGTTTTCTGGGCATCGTCCACCTCCGGGCATAAAAAAAGACCCGAAGCACAGCCGCTACAGGTCTCTATAGTTTTTCGTCAGTATAAGAATAACAGGCTTCCAACTTGCATCTCAATATCAGGTCGTTCCACTTTCTTTCACATCGTTCCAAAGTTCCTGAACGTCTTTGCTCGACTGCGCTATAGTTTCCAGGAAAGACAAGACCTCCTGCTTTTTGCGAAACATAGATGTCTTGCTGATATAAAAGCGTTCCGCTGCTTCGGACAGGGAAAGTCTGTCGATCCAGAGCGCCTGAATGATCTTCTGATCGTACTGCGAGCAGGAACGGATCAGCCATTCCAAAACAGAAAGCTGCTTGAAGCGGTGCTCCGCATGGGAAAGCCGCCTGTCAACCGCTTCATTGTTGACAAAGTCTGCACAGCCTTTTAGGAACTTCAGAATCTGCCCCAGCTCAGCTGTGCTTCCTTCGACTTCTTTCAGATCAACCTCAAGCATGAGATGCAGAAAATAAAGATCAGCTTCCAGCTCGTTGTGATAGCGTTCGTAGTCATCAAAAATCTGTTCGATGGTCATCGTCAAATTCCTCCTCATAAAACCCGAAGTATTGATGCTGGTCGGCAAAAGTCTTAGCCATAAGTTCAACCGCTCTTGTCTTCTTGCGGTTAAGTTCCGAGCCGCTGATATTAAACTTCTGGCAGACCTCACCCCAGCGGTGCTCTTCCAAAATCTCAAAAGTCAAAAGATTTCGGTAATATCTCGGCAAAGCCCGGATGCCGTACTTTACGAAGTCCACCTCTCGGGCGACCCTGGCATAGTCTTTGGCCATTTCTTTTTCCGATGCATGATTGATCAGCCAGGTGAGCCGTTTATAGGATGTGGCGATATAAAAGAGGCGATTCAAAGACCGCTGTTTTTGGATTCTGACCTGATCATCGCTCTTGCCGGGAAAGTTCAGCATCTCCAATACTTCATCCGAGGTTATGGGAACAAAGTCCGTCATTTCCTGCTCCAGCCGTTTCATCTCTAAGAGGTTCTCAGGATAGTCTTTCAGCATCTGCCGAATGCGCTCAACATATGCCATCGCCGACCCTCGCTTTCACAGCCTGCATCAGATTTTCCTGGGTCAGGTCTTTTTTCGCCAAAGCCCGGACGACATCCCGGTCAATCGTGCCTTCGGCGATTAGACGGAAGATGACCACCGTGTCTTTTTGTCCCTGCCGCCAGAGCCTGGCATTGGCCTGTTGGTAAAGCTCCAAAGACCAGGGCAGAGAAAACCAGATCACGGTCGAGCCGCCATGCTGGAGGTTAAGGCCGTGTCCCATTGAAGCCGGATGGGCTATCGCCACAGGGATTTCGCCACGGTTCCAGGCTTGAAAGTCCTCCGGTGTTTTGATTTCCTGTGCTTCTTTGAAGCGTTTTTGAATTCGCTCTTTGTCATGACGATAGTTGTAGTAGATAAGGACAGGTTTACCGTTGGCCGCTTCAATCAAATCCTCCAGAGCATCAAGCTTTGCGGAATGAAGCTCTGCCACATCTTTGTTCTCGTCATAGACCGCACCCGATGCCATCTGCAGGAGTTTATTTGTAAGCACCGCCGCATTGACCGCATCCACGGTCTTACCTTCCAGTTTTGCCACCATCTCCCGCTCAAGTTCTTTGTATTTTCCCTTGGCGACAGGAGGGAGCTTGACTGTGACATCCCTTTCCAGACGTTCAGGCATTTGGAGGAAGTCTTGACTTTTCATGGAGACACAAAGGTCAGACAGCCGGCTGTAGATCCACTCCTCCGCATTCTGCTTAGGCCTGTAGGAATAGACAATCCAGCCATTCATCCTGTCAGGTACAAAGAAATCCGCCCGATAGGTGCTGAGTGTCTTCCCCAGCCGCTTACCCTGATCCAGAAGATAAATCTCCGACCAGAGATCCATCAGACCATTCGTAGACGGCGTGCCTGTAAGCCCCACCACCCGGTCAATGCCGGGACGCTTTCTCCTCAGTGCCTTAAAGCGTTTACTTGAGGCATTCTTAAAGCTCGAAAGCTCATCGATAACCAGCATGTCAAAATCCCACTCGCCAAGTTCAGCCAGCCAGGCGACATTTTCACGGTTAATGACATAGATATCGGCAGGTGTATTTAGGGCTTCAAGCCGCTGTGCTTCCGTGCCGAGAACCTTGGAGATTCGAAGGTAGGTCAGGTGATCCCATTTTTCAAGTTCCTCCGTCCAGGTGTTTTCGGCGACTCGAAGTGGTGCGATGACCAGCACCTTGCTGATGTCAAAATAGTCAAACATCAAGTCCCAGATAGCGGACAAGGTAATCACGGTCTTGCCAAGTCCCGGCTCTAAAAAGAGTCCACAGGCTTTCTGCTCGATGATTTTCTCTTTGGCATATTCCTGATAATCATGCGCCTTGTATTGCATCCAATATCCCTCCAATCGCATCCGGGTCATCCAGGACAAAGACCTGAAAACCTAAGTTCCTTAATTGCTTATGTCGGTATAGCTGCTGTGCGGTCGGCTCTTTGCCAGGGGCTTTGACTTCAATGAAGCCCGTCTTGCCGTAGGGCAGGAGCACCATCCTGTCGGGCACTCCGGCAGTTCCGGGAGACGTAAACTTCCAGCAGAGACCGCCCTGACTTGAGACTTCCTTCACTAATTTTTGTTCGATGGACTTTTCTCTCATATTTTTCCCCCTTCAGATGAACAGGCGTACAAGCTGAACAGGAATTTCCTATATTTACTACGTGCGTGTACGCCTGTGCCATTTACTCTTTTATCTAGTGTTTTCTCTCAAGTAATTAACTAAAGAAGTTGTTCAGCTTGTTACTTGTTCAGTTCTGACATAGACCCGCTGCCGTCCGTAAATGGGAAGTGTCCTGAGTTTTCCGGTGCGCTCCCAGCCATCGACCTGAACCATCAGGGCAGCGATGGCATAGGAATCGACGGGCTTTAAGTCGGCAAGGTTTCTGCCGAAGCACTCACACCAGATCTCGGCATTGCTGACCTCGGTGCGCCTTATGGAACCCTTGTCCGATGTAATATCGCCTTCGAGGTAATTGCGACGATCGTAGACATCCATATCCGCCCAGTTGTCCGGCAAGAGCCGGGAAAGATACTCCTCAACCAGACCCTGACGCTCGTCCGCTTCCATTGCGCTTTTCTGGGCATCTTCCGCCGCCCGCAGAAGGTCGCCTTCGAGATAGAGCTTCTCGCCCTGTTCGTAGTAGTACTTGGCTTCCGCCCAGATCTGGTCTCGCTCCTCGGGCGTAATCGTCCAGTCCACGCGCTGCTCCGTCTGGTGGCATTTAATAATCCAGAATCGACGGTTGCCTGTGATGTCACGAAGATAGCCCCGCTCTCCATTGACCGTAGCAACGATGATGCACTGCCTGGGATGGCTTTCCACGACCTTGCCGTAGCTGGGTCGGTATTTATCGTCCGCTGTGGATAGAAAGGACTTGACCTTTTCGATGTCCGCTTTTTTCATTCCGGCAAGTTCGCTGATCTCGATAATCCAAAAGCCCTGCAGTTTTTCAGCGGCGGACTTGTCGCTCATATCGGTAAGCGAAAGGGAATCTGAAAAATAGTCATCCCCCGCCAGGGACCGCCACATGGTGCCCTTGCCGATGCCCTGTGCCCCATCGATGACCGTCATGCTGTCAAACTTCACGCCTGGCTTGTAGATGCGGGCAACTGCTGCAGCTAAGGTCTTTCGGGATACCGTGCGGACATACTTCGTGTCGTTTGCCTTCAGGTAACGAATAAAGAGGGTTTCCGCCCGCACCTTTTTATCCCAGGGAGGAAGAGAATCCAGATAGTCTCTGATAGGGTGAAAACGTCTGTCGTCGGCCACCTTGGTAAAGCTGACGTTATGGTTGCGGTCGGAAAAAGGCACATAGCGAACGTCCAGCAAGGCTTTGAGCTGGGCTGTGTCGGCATCCCGCCAGAACTTGTTATCCGCCGGCCGATCCCAGGGCACTACGCCTGTGACCTGAACCCGATGGGCCATCTCGTTATAGGCAAAGCCGGCGAAGTCGGGGTCATTGTTTAAGATCAACATCTCGTTCCAGACACTGTTTTGAAGGACGGTGCTTCGGGACATGTACTGCAGGTCTTTCTGCCAGTCCGTATCCGCACTGCTGAAATCCTCACCGGCCTGCTTTCGTTTTTCTTCCATGCCGGATAGCTTTACCTTGTCGAGCGACATGGCAAACTCGCTCATCTGATTGAAACTTTTCTTGTCATCACCGAACTTATGAAGACGGACGAGATCAAAAGCATTGCAGAGTTTCAGGTAGGCGATATCTTTGGCGTGATGGCTGTAGACAAACTTGCCTTCCTCCTTGATTTCAACACCGGGAAGGCTATCCGAACCAATCAGGTGGTAGCGGTTTGGATTGTCCGTTGCTTCATAGACCTCCGGTAGCAGCTCCTCCATTGCTGCGCTGATAGGAAAATAGGTACGATTGAAAAGACCGACCACACCTGTTTTTGCGAGTGGGTCTTGTACCTTTTTAACTTCTGTTGAATTCGCTCTGCTTTCTCTGGAGGAAGTTGGCAGTTGTGCCGTATCTTTCCAACCCGGATGTTTGGCAAGGATATCGTCCGGATCAAGCCAGTCTTTATCCGCTTCTTTGAAAATAAACTCACCGTTGGAAGGCGTACTTGGCCAGTACATGAGCTGGTTGGGAAGATAGGAACAGGAATCGAAATAATCGATACCGAGCATATCAGCAAGGAAGCGAGCCACGGCGACAAATTCTTCCGCTGTTACTTCTCTTGTCAGGGGAAAGATAATCCTGATCCTAGGGGCTTCCGGCGTATGGCTATGCGTCGTATAAAAGCAGGACGCATAAGGCGTTAGCGATTTAAAGTCCTCAAGAAACTCCGGCTCAATATAATCGCCGTCGAGCGCAATCATGGATCGGGAAGCTACGGTATTGGAGAGCCGCCTTCCTCCAGTCAGAACTCCGGCAACAAAGCCGCCGTGATCTTTGGCCGTCTGCCGCTCTGCCTTCGTCATGCGTTTGTACTCTTCAGCGGATTCAGGTGTACGGGTAGTGACCTTGAGCCGATCTTTTAACTCATCAAAGGTGATGGTCTTATTTGACCACTTCTTGGCGTAGCAGCTGCTGCCATAGGCGATTGGCAAATCTCTCATACTCAAACCTCCTCCGTACTGATGTAGCGAACAGGAGTGCCAAGCTCCTGCGCCTTCTTGATTTCCTGCCACATGCCGATGGTGATCTCCCGGCCGAAGACCCAGAGTTCACTGCACCTCTGCAAGATTCCGAAGTTCATCTCAATTGCCCGCTCTCGTTCCTCTGAGTTGTTGTCATCCATGAACTGGGGGAATAGAAGATGCGGCGCAATGGGGATGAATCCCTTGTCCACAACGTGGCGGCAATACCGTCTCGCCTGTTCTGTGTTTGTCTCGATGTCGCCCCAGTAGGGCGAGCAGACAAAAATCATCTGTTTCATGCAAAAAAGCTCCTTTCGGATTATTTCGAGAGGAGCCATCAAAAAGGGATATTGAAAGTTTCCTCTCAATATTCCCTTGGACAAGTTATGTGGTTGTGAGTAAAAGACTCAAAAATTAGAGCAAATAATCTGATTGCAGCTTTACTATTTCGCCAAAACGAAGTATACTAAATATAATTCGTTTGAACGAAGAGGAGGTTGTCCGATGGAGTATGTAACGGTTCAAGATAAAGCAAAAGAATGGCAAGTAAGTGAACGGCAAGTTCAATATTACTGCAGGCAAGAAAAAATCGAGGGAGCTTTTAAGCAAAGTGGTGTGTGGCTGTTACCATACGATTCCCAAAAGCCGTGTAATGTAAAAACCATTGAAAAGCCCTTGAAATTATTGTCATTGTTTTCTGGTTGTGGTGGTTTAGATCTTGGCTTTGAAGGCCATTTTGAGATATTCGAAACTCAATATAATTCTAGGATTCATCCTGACTGGGAGGTAGTAAAAACTCGTGACAATCGTCTTCTGCTCCCTAAGACTAGATTTAATACAGTTTTTGCAAATGACATTTTACCCGAAACACAGATTGCGTGGTCTGAGTTTTTTGAAAATAAGCATCATGTTTACTGCCTTGATAGCATCGTAGATTTAGTAAAGTTGCATACAGAAAACAATATCAATATTTTCCCTGAAAACATTGATATTGTTACTGGTGGATTTCCGTGTCAGGATTTTTCTGTAGCAGGTAAGAGACTAGGTTTTAATTCCGAAAATTCCCACACTGGCGGAAAACTTGATGTTGATGAGCCAACATCCGAAAATCGTGGCCATTTATATATGTGGATGCGTGATGTAATTTCTATAACAAAACCAAAATTCTTTGTTGCAGAGAATGTAAAAGGACTAACAAATTTAGGCGATGTTAAGGAAATAATAGAATCAGATTTTGCGAATATTTCCGATGGTGGCTATTTCGTATTCCCAGCTCGAGTTTTATTAGCGGCGGATTATGGGGTTTCGCAAAGCAGGGAAAGAGTGATTTTTTTAGGTGTTAAAAAGTCGGCTTTGCAGCCGGGTATTTTAGAAAAGCTTCAGAATATTGAGAACAACCCTGAACTTGACCCCTATCCAGAAACAACTCATTCACGTCAATCCATGCCTGGTTTAAGGCCTTATATCACACTCAAAGAAGTGTTGGGAGACTTGGATGAGCCAGATAAATCAAAAGATATTGACCAACAACGGTATTCAAAAGCGAAATTTATGGGTGCTCATTGCCAAGGTCAAATCGAAGTTGATCTCAACGGAATATCACCGACTATTCGGTCAGAACATCATGGAAACATCGAATTCAGAAGGCTGTCAAGAGAAAATGGTGGGACAAATTATGAAGAGTTGGATGAAGGTTTAAAAGAGCGGAGACTGACCATTCGAGAATGCGCTAGGATACAAACATTTCCAGATAATTATCAATTTTGTAGAAACGGTGTCTCTGCAACTAGTGCATATAAGATGATTGGTAATGCTGTTCCGCCCTTACTAGGCTACCATATTGCTAAAAGGATAGAGAAATTATGGCCTGTATACTTCGGATAATAGACTCGTTACAAAATCCAACTCATCGGGGTGTGCAGATTTAAGATTTGTGGACAAGCAATTATACCAATACTCGTATCTGGCCTGGGTTGAATCTATCTCTGCAGAATAATCATCCCAATTCAGACAAAGATCATCAAGACTTGTGTTTTGTATGTTTTTTTTGAATTCAGAGAAGTGATCCATTAAGGTTCCCAACACTTGAGGAAGCTTTTCAAAAAGAACACCTCTAACCTTTATATCAACTCTTCCCCCTGCAGAGAACTTATCACGCAAGCTTGAATCAACAATACTATAATTAGCAACAAGCCATTTTGCCAACCTCTTATACTTTTTAGATCCTGTAGAGTAAATGAGTTCTGGGAATAAAACGAATGCTTGCGCTAAGATTTTCTTTCTTTCTGTTAGCTCAACTTCCTCCCAAGTCTTGATGGCTGCAGGAGTGCTCTCGGCAATCCACCATGCTGTTAACCCCTGCTGTCTAAAATACTCGGTTACTAAGCCTATCGGATCAGAAGATGACTTCATTTCGTTATAACTTATACCACTTTTGTGAAAAAAAGAATCCGTGAGGTTTTGGGCGAGATCTAGCTTATATCTTGGACTGTGAGTAACAACAACGTCTGATACCGAATTTTCATATCTTGCACTTTTAATAAAACACCCATTTTTATTGATCTTTATAAACATAATATACAGGTCATCCACGTCAATTCTAGTACTCCCTAGTATGCTATTACCAAGTATGACCCATGAGTTATCAGAGCTATTTGCATTAGTGGAGCTTTTCACTTCAATCCCGTATTTTTTTCCATTGCCAAATGAATATACAATATCTGGGAATGAATGCCCGCCTTCGGTATAGTCGATTAAACAATCAAGTTGATTAGATTCAATCACTTGCTTAGATGCCTCAACTACAAACTTCTCAAAATCGGTAGGAGAATTACTACGAGAAAACTCATTTTTCATGCTCTCTAAAACAGTTTCAATTTTTGAAACAAAATCTGCAAAATAAAAATCACTCATCAATTAAAAACCTCCATATAAATCAATTGTAGTTGTCGTTTCCCATCATCATCTCATAATGTTGTCCCTGCCCCATTAAGCGGAAAATCATCTCGAACGTCTCTCGGCATTGGTCTACACACATGCTTCCAGACACATAGTTAAGTCCATCACTTATTACATTTACTTCGCTCGATGCAATGTAGGAGAGCAAGCTACTAGCAACTTGGTACTTCGTAATATCAGATGTGCCGTCTTCCAGCACTTCAATGAACTTCTCTTTGTTTGTCACTAGAATCCTATCCCGCAGATCTGTTCCTTCGTAGCCACAAAGCTGAAGAAAATAATATTCGAGAATTCGTCTTACCACGTTGACCAGCGGAATTTCAGAACTTACTTCCTTGTACTCACTCCAAAGAGCGGCATAAGAATTGAGAACCGGATTATAGTTTTCCAGAACTGTGGGAGCCTCAGATTTCCTCCGAGTGCACAAGCGGACATTAGATGAGTTGTCCGTTTTTTCAACCAGATAGAAAGAAACGAAATGATATCGACCCGCCTGATTATACGTAATCTCTCGATGAAAGTAGGTATTATGAGTCAGAACGAAAATTTGTTTAATATAGTCGCCCCGTCCTGTATTGGCCAAGTATTCTGCATTGTTATGGCACACCTCGACCATCTCTCTAACCAGAGCACTGACAATAAATAAGGTACTGCTGTCCATGCTTGAAACGGGATCATCTATAACAACTATTTTGGACCTCATTGTGCCATCGGAACTTAGCGTCCCTTTGACAAGCTCATTAAAATATAGAAAAGCAATGAAGTTTCCTTCGCCTTCGCTTAGCTTATCCGCAACTGATCCGTTTTCCCTAACTACCTCATAAACATTGGGCACATTGTGTTTTTCTCTTAAAGTAAACCCCTGAAATCCCGAATCACGTAGTAGTAAATTAATACTATCAACAGCCGCAGATGTGTTAATAGTCTGTCTGTTCAATGTTGCTATTTCACTTTGTATCATTCTGGTGGCTTTATCAGCATCCGAGTTTGTTTTTTCTGTAGCCTTTAAATCTTTTTCCAGCCTTGATTTGCTATCCAAATAACTTGACACGTCAGCGTCCAGTAGAAATGCAATATGCCCCCATACTATCTTCTTACATTCATTTTGTTTCTGCTGTTTGGCGTTTACTACATCATTATTCTTTTTAATTTGCTGATTAACTATTTCGATAATGACGGAAAGATCATTCAACAAAACAGATGTGTCCTGAAGTTCAACAGCAATCGTCGGATCGTTAATCTTATCGGAAATAGCTCTTCCGTTTTCCTCTACTGTCTTTACCAGTATAGTTAATTTGTCTTTGTACTCACCGTAGTCAAACTTAGGGAATGGATCGGCAAGATTGTTTTGTAAAGCTTTGATTATACGATCCGCTATTGCTTCGTAATTCTGCTTATAAGTTTTTAGTTGAGTGAGGTTGTCCTCGTATGCAGAATCAAAACAAGCCGCCAATTGGGCTTCAAAATCTTCTGGCAGTTTTTGTTGACAATAAGGGCATTGATTTTGGCTCAATTGATGATAACGCTCATGCCCTTGACGCACCCAATTTGATGAATTAATTTGCTTCATAAAATCAGCAAAGGGTGTGTTTGCAGAGTTAACAATAACTTTTGATAAAAGCGCTGATAAGGGAAGCTGATCAGTCGGGAAAACAAGCATGTTATACGTCCGGGAAGATGCATCAAACGCAGTATCGTAAAGCTCACGCATTTCTTTTTCATCAGCCTTACCTTTGACTGGCGTTTTGCTGACACTAATTACAGCATCAGCAAAAGTTCTTTTCTGCTTTCTGCCGTCCTGTGTTTTTTCAAAGCCCTCTCGGATATTCCTCGATTTTTCCCAAATATCATTTTGGAATGTATTTCTTAGCGCCTCGAGTTCAGCTTTTATCTTGTTGATTTCTTCTCCCGATGTTTTATGTAAATTCTGCTGAACCGTCAGTTCCCCTCTCTTTTCAGAAATTTGATTTTGAACACTGATGTTTTGTTCGCTTATGGTAAAGACCCCGGCGAGGTTTTCATAATTCTGCAGATTTGCAGTACGAAAATCATCATCATAAACAAGGACATCGTAGTTCTCTGGAGATTGTCCAATGCCCCATTCAATCCCTACTCCATTTGCAATAGCACGAGCAATGGTTGATTTTCCCGTGCCGTTTTTACCATAGAAAAAATTGATTAGCGTAGGAGTAAAGAAAGCTCCACGGTAGGTTGCAGCATTTAACTCGATATGCTCTATTGGAGCTTTCATTTTTTCTTTCATTTTCCACCCCTCGTAATCAATCTTTAATGCGCCCTTCACGAACCCATTCGTCTACTTCAGAAAGTTTAAACTTATACATCTTACCTGCCTTATAGGCTGGGAGTTTTCCGTTACGAACCCAAGCACGTATAGCATCCTTACTCATGCTTAAGTGATCGGCTACATCTTCTAAGTTCACCCATTTTTCTGATTCCGGTGTCTCGGATATATTTATATGATTGTTTTCCACGTATTTATCTCCTTCGTTAAAATGGGAAAAGACCTTCATCTTTTAGAACTTCGAACAGGCTAATTCTTTTGATTGTCCAGTGAGTGCGATTAAATTCGTTTAAGGAAGATGCCCCTTGGATTGCCAACTTTTCTCGACAGTCATTTAACCTTTGTTGAGGTACTTCCCAGAAATATGATGCGCAAATTCTTATCCCATTATCTTGAATAGTGATACTTGTTATATATCCCAGCCTTGCATTATGGTCATCGTCGGTTTTACCATAGTGATGATTCTCGGTAGCAAAAATGGCTGGAAAAGTTTTTATTTCCTTGATGGCTTCCTCTGATAAACAAGCATATTTTTCTTTTACTGGTTGAGAAATACTTTCGGTTAATGCTCGATCACTTGGAATAATGAAACGACCGGACAATGCATCTTCAACGACGAACAGGTGGTAAAGATCGGTATTAAAAGACTTGGGTGATGAAATGTCACCTGATTGTTCAGAAATCGGAGTGCAGATAATCATTGTATGGTTAAGATTATCTACACGTCCCACCTGCAAATTTCGATCCCCGATTTGCACGTTTGCATTCTCTGGAATAGCAAGAGCTTTAGGATTATTCTTCATTATTTCATTGCTCATCATCGTTACTCCATAGGTCTTTCATGTTTAATGTATCCACATGAGCTATCTGCACATTGTGATTTCCCTGTTGTTGAAATATCGTAGGATTGTATATGGTCTGTTGCGGAGAGCCTTTGAAGGCATTCTCATCTGAGCCCACCTGGCTGTCATCCCACTGTTTATCATCATCTATGACTTCAAAATCGATGGTCCCGTCAGTAGTAGGATCAGCATCATTCTCTGAAACGCCTAAAACTACAAGATTAAAGTTGCGGCTCAGGTTTTCGCCTAAATGTCCCTCATATGATCTTTTCCCGCCACCTTTGGGAGGGCATAGAATATCAAAAGTTTCTCTTCCAATGGTGTTTCCTTCTGGTCGCATTACAGCGAAGTGCCAAACACCTAATAGAAAAGACTCAAGACATATGTTGCTGGCAAGCAAAAGTTCTTGTTTTGTAGAGGTGCTACCATCTTTGTTAATAAAGAACTGCGTTACATCTGAAATCGAATCATCATGATCTATCAAGTCGACGAGTGCTCGAACTAGGCGCTCGTCTTTTTTCATGCTTCCACTTACTTCAAGGAAAGAATGAACGAAATTCTGCATTCGATGTAATGCAGCTTGATAATTTTCTTTTACAACAGAATCAAATGAGAATCGAGCTGCAGAATCAGCAAAGTGAAAATACTGCCCTCCCTCATTTTTACACGTTTTGTAGTGATAAACGTCTCCTTGTAGGGTTTTCTTCATTGTGGGGAGTGGCTCTATTAAATCAGGAACAAGAATTTTGGCTAAGCCAATTAATGTATTGAGTTCGGAGAGGCCGTCCGTACAACCTGCATAGTATTCCTTCGCAGACAATCTCTGTTTGCGGGCTTCCAGTAGTAATAAGAAAAACGTCCCTCCACATAATCTTAAATTGTCACGTTTTTTCATTATTTGTCCTCAAAAACCAAGTCCACTAAGTGAACTAAGTCAACTAAGTATGGCCTGCCAACTGAACTAACAATCGGATGTCCTTGTGAGCGATCACAGGGACATTTTTATGTCGGCAGTTAAGTGCGATAAGTCATACCAAATACCAGTAAATCGCACATAACAATTATATAACGAATGGGCGCATAAGTACAGAATTTTCCATTCATGCCGACATCAGACCTCCTTGCGATGGCTCGCAAAAGCCAATCCAAGGAGGATTTTTTATGAAAAACTTTGACAACCTTAGTCAACCCAAGAACCAGCGCTACTTTCCACTGCGCCATCCTGACGACCCAACCAGTGTCGACCTCATCCCTGTAACTGAGGATCAGTACCAGAAATTGATGCGTGATGTTTACCGCATCAGAAAACGTGAGCAAAGGGCAGGTCGCTGCTTCTGCCCTAAGAAGTACTTTTTCACATGCGATGCAAACTGCGACCTCTGTCAGTACCACCGAAACGACACGGTATCTCTGGACGCTCCAATTTCAGATGATGACGAAAGCCTCACCTTAGCTGACACGCTTGTTTCCGATACGGACATTGCCGCTGAGTTTGAGGATAAGGAGCGTCGCCAGGCGATCCATCTTGCTATTTCCTATCTCAGCGACCGTGACCAGAAAATCGTCCTGCTGTTTATGGATGGACTGAGTGAACGGGACATTGCTGATCAAGTCGGCTGTTCTCAGAAAACCGTGAATAACCGCAAACGTGTCATCTTCGCTGAATTGCTGGACAAGCTTTCCGACTGGATTTAAGTCCCTTTGCCCTGAAGCCTAAAAAACTTCAGGGCTTTTTTACTCAAACCCAGTCTTTCTGTCCAAGGGGGAAGTGAGGGACAGACGATACCAGCCCTCAGAACAGGAGGAAATGCTTATGAAAGCACGACAAGCAAAGGACATGGAACTGATCGGACTTCTGACCGCCATCAGCATCCTATCCAAGCGAATGGCAAATGAACTGGTCAGAAATCGACAAACGAAGGAGGCAAGCTATGAGCCGCATCAAGTTACTGAAAGATGTCGCAGACGACATGAGTGCACTGGCAGAGAGCATCGCTTCGCTGGCTAAGGCCATCGCAAGCGATCAGGAAGAAACAGAAGAACCGGCACCCCAGCTCACCTTATCTGACGTGAGGGGCGTGCTGGCCAAGAAATCACAGGCAGGGCTTACCAAAGGTATCAAGGCACTCATCCAAAAGTACGGCGCTGAGCGTCTGTCCGACGTGAAGCCGGAAGACTATGAATCTCTTTTGAAGGATGTGGAGGGACTGGGCTAATGACAAAGCACGCAACCTTATCCGCATCCAGCGCCGACCGCTGGCTCCACTGTCCACCGTCGGCAAGGCTGAACGAAAAGGCGGCCGACTTCGCTTCGGAGTATGCCCGTGAAGGATCAGAAGCTCATGCCCTTTGTGAGTTCCGGCTGAAGCTGGCACTGGGCATGGAGACGGAAGATCCGATCCCCGACCTTTCCATGTACTCACAGGAAATGGAAGACTCCGCCGAGCAATATGTCGACCAAATTCTGGAAGCCCTGGAAGCAGTCCGAAAGACCACACCGGATCCTGCTGTCCTTATCGAACAGCGGCTGGACTTTTCCGATTATGTACCGGGCGGCTTCGGCACGGCAGACTGCGTCATTCTCGCAGACCAAACACTTTATTTATTTGACATGAAGTATGGAACGGGTGTTCTCGTTGATGCCCCTGAAAACCCGCAGCTCATGCTCTACGCCCTCGGCTGTCTTCAGCTCTTTGATGGCATCTACGACTTTGATGAAGTCAGGATGAACATCATTCAGCCCAGGCGGGACAACTACAGTTCTTTCACGATGAAGAAAGAGGATCTCTACAAATGGGCCGATGAGACGGTGAGACCAATTGCCGCTCTTGCTTTTGATGGCAAGGGAGACTTCTTGGCCGGCGACTGGTGCAGATTCTGCAAGGTCAAAGCGACCTGTGCCAAGCGGGTGGAAGTCAACCTGGAGCTGGCAAAGCTGGAGTTTGCCAGACCCCCTCTGCTCTCCGATAGGGAGATTGAGGAAATCTTAGGACAGCTGGATGAGCTGACCGCATGGGCAAACGACATCAAAAACTACGCCCTGACCGCTGCCAAGTCGGGCAAGAAATGGCACGGCTTCAAGCTGGTCGAGGGCAGATCAAACCGCAAGTATCTGGACGATGTAAAAGTCGCTGCAGCAGTAGAAGAAGCCGGCTTTGATCCCTATGAAAAGAAACTCTTAGGTATCACCGCCATGACATCTCTCCTTGGAAGAAAGCAATTCAGCGAAATCTTGGGAGACCTCATTATCAAGCCACAAGGCAAACCAACGCTGGTACCGGACAGCGATAAAAGACCGGAAATGACAACACTTTTAGATGAGTTTAAGGAGGAAACCACTCATGAGTAAATCAAATCCGATGAAAGTTATCACAGGCAAAGACACGCGCTGGAGCTATGCCAACGTGTGGGAAGCAAAATCCATTAACGGCGGTACGCCGAAGTTCTCGGTCTCACTTATCATTCCGAAATCCGATAAGGAGACACTGGATGCCATCAAGAAAGCGATTGAAGCCGCCTACAAGGAAGGCGAAGCCAAGCTCAAGGGCAACAGCCGCACCGTACCGGCTCTCTCCGCCATCAAGCTGCCACTTCGTGATGGTGACGTGGAGCGCCCGGACGATGAAGCCTATGCCAATAGTTACTTTGTCAATGCCAACTCGGCAACAGCTCCCGGCATTGTCGATGCCGATGTCAACCCGATTCTTGACCGTTCCGAAGTCTACAGCGGAGTATACGGCAGAGCGTCCATTACCTTCTATGCCTTCAACTCGAACGGCAATCGTGGCATCGCCTGCGGTCTGAACAATCTTCAGAAAATCCATGACGGAGAGCCGCTCGGAAGCCGTGCCAGCGCCGAGTCCGACTTTGGCGACCTGAGCGATGATGACGACTTTTTGTCGTAAGGAGGCATGCCGATGTTTGCAGAGCTTTTTAAGGAAGTTTATATCGCCTTTAATGCCTTCATCTTAGGCGGACTTGCGGCCTTCCTGCCATTCTTTGCCGTCTATCAGTTCGGCAAGGCAGTCTGGAAGCGAGCGAAAGAACAGCAAAAGTAACTGCCGGGGGCGGGGTCAAAAGCTCCGCCCCTTTGCTTTAAGAGGTGCTTATGAAATACCTATCATTAGATCTTGAAACTTTTTCTTCAGCGAACCTGGGCAAAGCGGGTGTCTACCACTACGTCGAGGCTCCTGATTTTGATATTCTCCTCATCTCCTATGCCATTGACGGTGGCGAAGTGCAGACGATTGACCTTGCCAATGGTGAGTCGGTGCCGATAGACCTTATCTCCGCCTTTCTCTCGGACGATGTGATCAAGTGGGCTTTTAACGCTCAATTTGAACGAATCTGCCTGTCCGAGTGGCTGAAACGAAAGGGCTATGTTTTGGAGCGACTCGTGCCTTTTGGCCATGAGCCGGAATACCTGAACTACCTTGATCCGGAAAGCTGGCGCTGTTCCATGGTCTGGTCGGCATATCTGGGGCTTCCGCTTTCCTTGGAGCAGGTCGGTTCGGTTTTAGGTCTCGAGGAGCAGAAGCTGAAAGAAGGAAAAGACCTCATCCGCTACTTCTCCCTTCCCTGTAACCCTACCAAAACAAATGGCGGCAGGACGAGAAATCTGCCGAAACACGACCCAGAAAAATGGCAGCTCTATAAAGCCTATAACAAACGGGATGTCGAAACTGAAATGGCCATCCAAGCAAAACTCGAAAATTTCCCCATGCCAGATATGGAATGGGATAACTACCACAGAGACCAGAAAATCAACGACCTCGGCATTTTGATTGATCAGGAACTGGCGCAGCAGGCCATACGGATGGACAAGGAAGTGCGGGCGCATGCCCTGCAAAAGCTCCGAAAGCTGACAGGCTTGGAAAACCCCAACTCCGTTATACAACTGAAAGACTGGTTAACTGAGCAAGGTATCTCAACGGATTCACTCGATAAAAAGTCAGTTAATCAACTGCTGAAGACGGCTTCCGGCAAAGTGAAAATCGTACTGGAGACAAGACAGGAGCTTGCTAAATCCAGCGTCAAAAAATATCAGGCTATGATGGACTGTGTCTGCAAAGATGGCAGAGCGAGAGGCCTCTTTCAGTTTTATGGCGCAAACCGTACCGGACGATTTTCCGGGCGCTTGATTCAATTACAGAACCTGCCAAGAAACAAGATGGATCATCTGGAAGAAGCGAGAACGCTCGTCAGGCAAGGCGAACTGGATGCACTGGAACTGCTCTTTGACTCGGTACCGCAGGTTCTGTCTGAACTCATCCGTACTGCCTTTGTACCAAGAGAAGGAAGCATTTTTCTTGTTGCGGACTACTCCGCCATTGAAGCGAGGGTTTTAGCTTGGCTGGCAGGAGAACGCTGGCGTATAAAACTCTTTGCCGAAGGCGGAGATATCTACTGCCAGTCAGCCAGCGAGATGTTTGGCGTGCCGGTTGTGAAACACGGTGTGAATGGTGAACTCAGGCAGAAGGGCAAGATATCAGAACTGGCCTGTGGCTATGGTGGCTCAGTCGGTGCCCTTAAAGCGATGGGTGCATTGGAGATGGGACTGTCTGAAGACGAGCTGCCTGGGCTTGTTCAGTCCTGGCGAAGCTCCAATCCCAAGATAGTGCGTTTCTGGTGGGATGTAGACAGCGCCGCCAAGATAGCTGTTAAAGAACGACGAAATACTGATGTCCAAGGTATCGGCTTTCGTTATCAAAGCGGGATGCTTATCATCACACTTCCTTCCGGCAGAGAGCTTTTCTATGTCAAACCTCGCATCGGCGAGAACCGCTTCGGCGGTGAATCCATCACCTATGAAGGCGTCGGTACCGGCCGTCGCTGGGAGCGCCAGGAAACCTACGGCGCAAAACTTGTAGAAAATATCGTTCAGGCCATCTCCAGAGACATCCTCTGCTCAGCCCTTCAAACCTTCAACTATTCCGACGTCGTCATGCATGTCCACGATGAGGTTGTAATTGAAGCCGATCCACGCATGTCAGTTAAGGCAGTCTGCAAGCAGATGAGCCGAACCCCAGAGTGGGCTTCCGGCTTAATACTTGATGCCGATGGCTTCACCTGCCGCTTCTATCAGAAAGACTAATTACTCAAAAACACCGGTTCTGTCCAAGGGGAAAGTGAAGGGAGTCCCTCCCTTACATCAAACCTTGGAGGAACCGATTATGTTTTATACCAAACAGCCTGTCGGAGAAGACAGCGAATTCATCACCTACATCACAGACGAAAACGTCTATACCACCTGTCCCCGCTGCGGATCAGAAGTACCCGTAAACCTGGCCGATGTGCTTCGTGACGAGGACAGCGATTTATACGGCACGACCGTCTACTGTGACAAATGTGCCCAAGCGTGGCTGCAAGAGAAGCTCGGCGGTGCGAAATGAACGAGCAAGAACGTGAAGCTATTGTTTTACGCAGGGAGCATGGTGAATCCATCAGTAATATTGCAAAAGCGCTGGGCTTGAACTACAACACCGTGAAGTCGTTCTGCCGGAGACAAAATATCTCTGTTCAGAATGAAGACGCAGGTGTATGTGAAAACTGCGGTAAGGCACTTCCTCCCTATCAGGGGGGAAGACGGAGACGCTTTTGTTCGGATAAGTGTCGTTATAGTTTTTGGAGCAAACGGGAGAAGTCCTATCAAAAAGAACATATTTGCCCAACTTGCGGTGTAACCTTCAAGGCAAGATCGAAGCGTAAATACTGCTCCCACGGTTGTTATATTAACGACCGCTTCAGAGGTACTCGAAATGAATGAACCTTGGAAACAAGAAGCGGATTTTCAACTGGTGGGTGGCATCCTGAGTGCTTTGCTCAAAAAGAGGCTTCTTACCATCTCAGAATACAGGCGCTGTGTGCGTGAAATTCGTGAAGAAATCAAGCCTCCCGTCACGCTTCTTTGCAGTAATCAAAAGGCCTTAAACGGCTGGAAACAAACCCGCTAAAAACGCTGAATAGCCTTGATATAAGTGCGTCTACGAGCAAATATGTGATGGAAAGGAGATACTGAAATGGACGTTATAAAAATCCCAGTTAAGCTGCCGGAAAGCATAGAAAAAGAAAAGGTTGCGGCTTATGCCAGAGTTTCGACCAAGAGCGACGCTCAGCTTCATTCACTGGATGCTCAGATTGATTATTACAGGAAAAAGATCAATGCACGTGCTGACTGGAGTTTTGTCGGTGTCTTTGTTGATGATGGTCTCACGGGCACAAGAAGTGATCGCCCAGGACTCGAAGACCTTTTGGATCATTGTCGCAGAAAAAAGATTGATCTTGTCCTGACCAAATCGATCTCACGCTTTGCCCGAAATACCGTAGACCTTCTGGCCATAATCAGGGAGCTAAAAGAACTTGGAATTGCTGTATTTTTCGAGCGGGAAAAAATCAACACTCTGACTGCCGACGGAGAACTGATGCTAACGCTCCTTGCATCCTTTGCCCAAGAGGAAAGCCGTTCCATGAGTCTTAATAAACGATGGAGCATTCATAGGCAGTTTTCTGAAGGTGAGCTGGCAGGCATGGCTCATCTCTATGGCTATGATGTTGTCGATGGAGAGCTGATCGTAAACGAGCATGAAGCAGAGATTGTCCGCATGATGTACGAGGATTATCTAAGCGGTATGCAGAGCTCGGAAATAGCCGAAAAGCTAAACCGCATGGGTGAACCCAGAAAGCGTGGTGGTAAATGGAAACCGAGAGACATCACAAATGTCTTCAGAAATGAAAAGCATACCGGGAACGCCCTGCTGAATAAGCGATATGTGCTTGACCCCCTAACGAAGCAAACAAGATACAACCGTGGTGAACAGCCTCAATACTATATTGAGAATTCCCATGAAGGCATTGTTTCACAGGAACTTTTCGATGCCGTACAGGAAGAAATGAAGCGCAGAAGCCCTAACAAGGAAGCACCAAAACCTCATAACAAACCATTCACGGGCATGATCTACTGTGCCTGTGGAGCGAAGTTCCAACGTAAGAAGTCACCTGTTCGGGTGTTTTGGCGCTGTGGAAGAAATCTTGGCTCATACGGTGGTCACTGTTCCATGAAAGGCATCCCCGAAGAAACCCTCGAGTCGCTTTGCTGCGATGCTCTTGGAATACCTGAATTTGATACAAATACTTTTATAGAAAGTGTCATTCGGATCAATATAACAGGAGACAACGAGCTGACCTTCCTTTTGAAAGATGGAAGCGAGATTCATAAAACGTGGAAGGACCGTTCTCGCTCAGAGTCGTGGACACCAGAAATGAGAGCGGAGGTCAGTCGCAAGAATAGAGAGAGGGCAAAATATGGCAAGTAAGAAAATAACAGTCATTCCGGCCAAGACTCGCCCTGAAACGATCATCGGCTCAGCCGAGGTTTTACCAAAGAAGCGAGTTGCAGCTTATGCCCGTGTTTCAACCGATATGGATGAGCAGCTAAATAGTTATGAGGCGCAAATTAGCTACTACACTGAGCATATCCAGAAAAACCCCGAATGGACTTTTGTTAAGGTCTATACAGACGAAGGTATCTCCGGACTGATGACAAAGAAACGAGAAGGCTTTCAGACCATGATCAAAGATGCCCTTTCAGGCAAGATTGATCTCATTCTGACTAAGTCTGTATCCAGATTTGCCAGAAATACAGTTGATACGCTGACCACCGTCAGGAAGCTAAAAGACAAAGGTATTGAGGTCTATTTCGAGAAAGAAAACATCTGGACTATGGACAGCAAAGGCGAGCTTCTCATCACAATCATGTCGAGCCTTGCTCAAGAAGAAAGCCGTTCCATTTCAGAAAACGTAACCTGGGGGCAAAGAAAGCGCTTTGCGGATGGCAAGGTCTCTATGCCTTATAAACAATTTTTAGGCTACAAGAAAGGATCTGACGGCAGACCCGAGGTTGTACCGGAGGAAGCAAAAATCGTCAGGCGGATTTATCAGGAGTTCCTACTCGGCATGACATATACGGGAATTGCCAAGGCGCTGGGTAATGACGGGATTCTGACACCTGGAGGCAAAGAAATCTGGAGCAGTTCGACGATAAAAAGCATCCTGCAAAACGAAAAATATAAAGGTGATGCCCTTTTACAGAAACGCTTCACCGTCGATTATCTAACGAAGAAGCAGAAAGAAAACGAAGGCGAAGTGCCGCAGTACTACGTGACCAACAGTCATGAAGGCATCGTCAGCGACGAGGTCTTCGACATGGTACAGGTGGAAATAGAACGGAGGAGGAAATATAAGGTCAACGGCTCATCGCAAAACTTCTTCTCCGGATGGATTCTCTGCGGGTGCTGTGGTGAGCCATTTACCAGAAAAGTCTGGCATTCCACCACAAAATACAAGCGCTATATTTGGCAGTGTGGCAAGAAATATGCCGGGAAAGAGCCCTGCTCCACGCCGCATTTTCATGAGGATGAAATCAAGGATGCCTTCGTTAAACTGCTGAGTAAGCTTTACAGGCAAAAAGGCGATGTCCTGGAAACCTGCGATGCGGTGATTAGCAGAGTGCTGGATACATCAAAAGATAAAATACGAGCGGTGGAGTTAGAAGCAGAACTTGATGAAGCCTATCACGAGCTCAGCGAACGCCTTCGTATCAGGGCCCAACATGCTGAGGATACAGAAACAGAGCGAACAAGCTATGAAGCCGCTCTGCAAGACTACGAACAAAAATCGGTCAAGTTAGAAAAATTGAAAGAGCGCATATCTGACAAAGATAAGCGCCGCTTTAACTGCACCTGTTTTATTGAGAGACTAGGAAAACTTGAAGAAAATGATATCGCTTTCAATGAAAAGCTCTGGATCAGCCTTCTGGATTATGTAACCGTACCTGGCAATGGTAAGAAAGAGTTAACATTTCATCTCAGAAATGGGGAGGGTGTCATGATCTCGATACTCTAATGTGTTTGAGTCACCTGGATTCAAGGAACTGTCGCAACAAAATATGTTCGGCAGTTTTTTGCTGTTTGCACCCTCTTTTCCAAAAATGCACCCATGCTTTCAAGATTTGCACCCATGATTTTATTTTTGCACCCATCGTCGAGTAAATTCAAACAAACCACTCGAAACAAAAGTGTTTCGTACCGCTAGTATACGAAAAATCGGCACAAGCAGAAAAGAACAAAATCCCAAGCTCCAAGCTGCCGCTTTGCACCGTTTCGTTATTTTCTCTGATTAAGAAAAAGCCTTGAATATCAGGTGTTTTCGAGCAAAAAAATACTCCGCTACGATTGTATCCGTAACGGAGTCCTTTTATGGAGCCTGCGGACAGATTTGAACTCCCGACCTGCCGCTTACAAGGCGGCTGCTCTACCAGCTGAGCTACGCAGGCGCGCAGAGTTAATCGTACCCGACCGTTACAATTCTGTCAACATATCAGCAC